TCTTTTTCCATAATTGTTTAATGTTTAATCGTTTGTACCTGTTTTGATGTTGTCGGCAAACATGTTGCGGGGCTCGCGTAGTTCCTTGAGGTTGGCGGGTCGCTCGGAGATAAGGAGGCCGTCTTTGTTGTAGATGCCTACCTTCTTCTCGTCGTGGTCGATAAACTCGAAGCAGAGTTCAGAGGTGTAGGTGGTGCGCTTGTCCAGTTCCTCAGAAGCGGTGTCGATGGACTTGTCGAGTTTGGAGATTTGCGCGTTGTAATCCTTCATAACCTCCTTCTTCTCGGCCTTTACCTTGCGGAGTTCTGAGACTTGGCTGGAGATTTTGTCTTTGAGTTGCTTCACCTGTTCGCTGGATAGCGGCTTTTCGTAGCCGTAGTCCTCCAGAAGTTTGCTGCAGTTGGTTTTGAGAAGGTCAAGACGCTGTTCGTCTGACACATCGGGAAAGAAATACTTGTCCATAATTGTTATTTATTAAAGATTAAAGGGGAGGTGTCTGCAACACCTACTGCCATAGGAGGGCTTCACGTAAACCACACCTCCCCGGGAGTAGAACACGTGAATATCTATCAGATTGGTGCAGCCTCCTGCTGCGGTTCTTCGTTGACCTCGGCGGCCTCGGCCTCCTGCATCATATGGGCGGCAGTGATGACTTGCTTGGGAGCGGCATTGTCCTCGTTGCGGATGACTTCGGCATCCTGAATATCCTCGTCGTTGGCGATAGCGTTCTGGAGTTCGATAGACATCGGGCCCCAAGAGAGGACTTTACGGACTACGGTTTTCAGAGCCATAGCGTTGAAGTCGCCAAACCATCCGATTGCGCCAGCCTGCGGACCGTGCTCTGCCTGCTCTTGTGCCTTCTTGATAAGTTCGGGTTCGGTAATCTTGCTGAACTTTAAGGTGGGAGCGTAGAGTTTGCCGTAATGTGCCATCTGCTCGACAGTCATAAAGACCATTTTGCGGAAGCCGGTAGTGAGTTTGAAATAGCCGAGATAGCCCAAAATCTCATTTGACTCCTTCATGCCTTCAAGACTAACGAAGCCAGAGAGTTTGTCCTGTCCTGTCATTTCTCCCTTATAGACACAGATAGCGTTGATGGTTTCGTACTGGCCCGTGCGAACAGCCAGGTCAACAAGCCCACGCCATCCGATAACGAAAGTGGGAGTGGCTACACCTTTGTTTTTGAATGGCAGGACGTAGGCACGACCGAGCGACTTGGAGAGTGGAAGGTGTAGAGCTGCTGCCTTCATGGCCTCCATTACTACAGCCTTGGGGTCGCACTCCTGCAGGCCTGAGTCCTGTGAGAAGAGTTCTATCATGGACGATGTGAAGGAACCTGCGTTCTTGCCCATGATGCTGGTGAGCTGATTCTGAATGTAGCCACCATTGACTACTTTGGTGATAGCGAGGATTACTTCCTGCTTCTTTGTCGGCTGCTTTGTGAGAGCCGTTGATGTTTGATTTTGTTCCATAATAATTGATGGTTAAATGTATTTTGAAATCCATTCTCTTGCTTTGGTGGTGGACTTGAAGCGCTTGGGAACCTCCATACGCTGACCATTGGCCGTGACGACGAGGAAGAAGTGACCCTTTTCGAGTTTCTTGATTTCGTAGTCATCCACACGAGAGCCTTGATAAAGTTGTGGCTCAAACTTGACTGGCTCGGGTTTGGGTTTGGGCTTTGGTGCAACTCTGACGGGTGCAGGTGGTGTGGGTTGTAACTTCTGTGTCTGGATGCGGCTGATGTATTCAGTGGCATCCTTTAATGCCTGGTTGGCTTTACGTTCTTTTTTGTTCATATATATCTTGCTTTTCTTTTACTTTGCGCCTTTTTGTGGTGCTTGAATTGCTTGTTGTGTCGGTCTATCTCGCAAGGTTTGGCACCCGTGCAGATGCAATGGTTGCCAAACATCTTGCTTTTCTGATAGAACTTGCAGGAGGAACACTTCATACTTATTAATAGTATTTCTTTGCTCTTTTACGCCTGATGTCGTTCTTACGTTTCAGACTACTACCTGCGTAATGCATACCAAAGATATGTGGCGGTGTGCCATAATCTCTTGGCATGATTGGTAAAGAATTCTTAATACAATACTCGCAATAATCTTTGTACTCTTGGTTTGTCATAATTTTAAAATTTTAAAGTGTTTGCAATTCTGTGTCGGCTACCTGTAGGCGAATCTGCTGGCCTGCGGTAGAGAGGATATTAAGATTGCTCTCGGAGTTATCAATCACTATGGGAGCGGTGACGTTGTAGTGACGGCAAAGTGTGTTGATTACGTCGAGGCCGGCATTGAGGCGGGACGCCTGGTTGAGTCCGCCACCGTAGGGGATGCCGTCGACAAGGCATTCGCAGTAGGGCTCCTGGAAGGAGTCGCCGGAGTTGTTGATGGTGCGGAACATGCGCCAGCGTACGAGGGAGAAGTGCTGATTGACACGCTCTTCGAGGATGGCGTTCTGGCGGTCCTGGTACTGGCAGGCGATGTCCTCTTTCTTTTCGAGGTCGGAGAGTTGCTTCACCAAGTCCTTCTGTTCGGAGTTGATGCCGTCGATAAGCTGCTGGATGCGGTCGTACTGCGACTTGGTGGCAAGCTGGGAGGATAACTGCGACAATGTCGCAGTATACTGAACCTTCTGCGCTTCAAGGTCGGCAAGCTGGGTGTTGTCATCCTGCGTGAGGGCAACGGAGTCGAGCTTGGCCTGCTGCTCTTTGAGCTTGGCTGAGAGGGCGAGGTATTGGGGATTGCCTTTGAGGATTTCGCCAAGGGTGGGGATAACGACTTTCTCCAACTTCTGCTTATGGGAGAAGGCTACGTTGATCTGCACCTTGGTATCGGCGAGGTTCTTCTCGGCTTCTGCCTTCTGTGCCTCGTAGTTCTTGGTTTCATCTTCGGCCTTGGCACGGAGGTTTTTGACCCTTTCGGCTCGGTTAGTGAGTTCGGTCTTGATACGGGCTTTGTCGGCATTGAGGTTGTCTTCTGCCTTCTGTCGTTTTTCCATGACCTGCTCTTGCTGGAGATACTGACCGCAGGTGGGACAGACGCAATCAGAGTCGGTGAAATTGAGTGTGCGACGGAGGTTGAGCGCCCAATCCTCACGAATTTCCTGTGCATCCTTCTCGCATTGGTCGAGCGTTTCACGGCAGCGTTCTATTAGTTTGTCGAAAGAGGGCAGGGAGGCTTCGAGGTCGCGCTGTGTGGTGACGAGGGTGTTGAACTGCTGGCGGGCAGTCTGTATGGCCCGGTCTTGTTCGTCCTGACGGAGGCGAAGGTGTTTGCGCTGCTCTGCCTCTATCTTCTCCATGTCGGTGCGGATGGCATAGATTTCCTTGCGGATTTCGTCACGGAGCACGTCACCACCATTGCCGGACTTGATGGCAATAATCTTCTCAGCTATCTCCTGTTGCTGACGGGAAACGTCAGTACGCTGTGCTTCGAGGGCATCCCAATCTAACTTTTCTGGCAGGGCTTTGTTCTGCTCTTCGAGACGGACGGGAATCTTATCCAGTTTGTCCTTAATCTGCTTGATTTGGTAGGAGAGATGCTTGCGGTAGGCGATGATGTCCTCGTTGTTTGTTTCGAGATTTTTACGCAGGGCATACATCAAGTTATCGTCTCCATACTCTTTTATAATATCCTCTGCGTTGATGTCGCCTACCATCTTGGCCAGAAACTCTCGCTGCACCTGCCATTTGAGCGAGAGGAAGTGAGCGGGGTTGGTGATGGCACGGAAGATGTCTTCGGAGATAAGGGTGTCGATGTACTTCTTGAAGTCGGCCTGGGTGTAGGATTCGCCATTGACGAAGTACTCACAGGTGTTGTTCTTGAAGACTGTTTCCTCAGAACCACGCTTCTTAACCCATAATTCCTTGATGGAGCGACGGAGGGTGACAACCCTATCCGCTGGAGAATCAGCGTACACTACGGCCAGATCCATTTCTACGGAGTGGTCGATGTTGGGAATTACCTTTCCGTCCTCACGGGTTTTGAAGAGTTCGAGGTCGGACTGGCCGGCTGTGTTCTTTCCGAAGAGGCAGAAGAGTATGGCGTCGGCGATGGTTGTCTTGCCTACGCCGTTTCGTCCCCGGATGGTTGTAATGTCGGAATCGAAGGTGAGTACCTTGTGACGGAAGCACTTGAAGTTTGTGAGTTCAAGGCGGGTGATGGTCATTTTCATCTGTGATAATTTTTTTTGTGTTAATAATCTATTTCTTGTCTAATCGGTCATTGGTCTTTCGCCGGTCATATATGTCATATCGCTTTTAGTTCCCCTTAAAATATTCAAGCAGCACGTTCTTGGGCTCCTCGCCTAAGATTGGATAGTCGTCGTTATCATTGCTGGTCTCGACGTAGGAGCCGTCGGAAAAGAGGTAGTTCATCAGCTTGGCTTCATCCTCGCAAAGCTCCTTCACCAAGTCCTTGTTCTCGTTGCCGTGGTCCACGTAGCAGAACTTGTCGGCAACCTCGTAGCACACGTAGCCGGAATCATACCGCTTTTCCACAATCTCCTCAAACGTCGCCTCGATGCCCCATTTCGCCAGCGTGCTCTTGATGCGCTCCACATATTCGTGCGGCGTGTCGGTATATATGAGCGACGTAAACAGGTAGTTGGCCTTCGACTGCGTGTCGGTATAGAGACAGTGCTCCCACCCGAACTCGTCGCCATGAAACTTCAGCCGCTTCGGCAGACCGGCATAAATGTCCTCGCCGTTGTTGCCGACTACGATAGAGTGCGTACTGCTTGAATTGGTCTCAAAAATATGTTTTCTAATTTGCTTTTTCATTTTCTTACTATTTTAAACATTTTGTCAATACTCTTTCCGCCTATCAGAAACCGCTCTTGCGAGAGCGAGTTGCGGGCAAACGTCCCGTCCACCATGTCGATATAAAAAGTGTAGTCGCCGTCGTCGCCCATATAGAACTCCTGCCATTCGCCGTTCGTCAGCAGCCGCTTCACCTGTAGCTGCTCGATGGCGAGGTTGTCAAACGACACAAGGCTGAACCATTCGTCGTTTATCATCTGCGGTAAAACATCATAAAGATATGCTTTGTTTCTTGCAACGACTGAAGGCCAGTCCTTTTTATATTGTATTCCACGACCAAGTTCCTTATACCCAAGGATTAGTAGTTTCAGCCCTTGTCCGCTCAGGTACTCAATATCTAATGGCGATAGGACTCCGTTAATAGCATGGATGACGGCATTAGGCAACGTTTTGACACTATCGAAGAAATTTTTATTGCGGCAATAGTAGGAGATACCGATGCCATGAATCAATCCGCAATCAGAGTACTCCTTTATACGTTCATAATTTCCCATAAACTGAAGTTGATGAACAGTGATATTGGCATACACCCGTCTCTCGCGCAGGAACTTTAGGAACCGCTCCAGGTCGGGATGGTCCATGTCGTTGCCGTTGAGTGCCATTTCCGTATAGGGGTGCAGCGTGTGTATGAACGGGTATCTGAACAGGTCGGCGTGCCGTCCGTCTTTCGTGCAACCCTCATAGCAGAACGGACAGCCGATGCCGCACGCCGACGTAATCTTCACGTCCACGTTCTCGGCAAACTGAGGAATAAACCCGTCGCCGTCCGTCCTCCTGATTTTCGTCCCGTCGTCCTTGATGCAAACAACGTAGTTTCCATTCTTGTAGAATTTCATATCTGTTTTAATCATTGTTGATTTGGTGTTCGAATTTTTTGGTTTCTTCCTTGTAGTGCTTGGCGATGATGGCCAGCTCGAAATTGGAAATCTTGTTGGTGAGATTCTTCTGGGCTTCGAGCAGGAGTACTTTCGGTTCGCCTATCTTGCGTATGAGCCCTTGGCGGTAGCCAGAGAAGTTACCCTCTTGGAAGCGGTTGCAGTTGCGGCATTGCGCGTTACAATTCAATTCAGAGAATCGGAGCGACATGTGAGAGCGGTTGATATAGTGACCGCAGTCTGCTTGCTCGATGGGCAGCGGACGGTTGCAGCTGATACAGACGAAGGAGCGACCTGCAAAGACTTGGCTGTCGCGTGTACGTATAAATAACGAGAAGGCTGCATCGGCATTGGCCATGAGTGTCTTGCGGGAGGGTTGCCGTTTCTTGGTCTTTACCTCTTTAGCATCGAAGATGGTTTTCTCCTTGGATGGATATTTCGCCCGGAGGGGTGTCTTGCGGCGTAGGGGCTTCTTAGTCGTCAGGGAAGATTTCTTTTGGTTCATGTTTTTGTTGGCTGTTGAAGTAAATTTTGATTTTGAGATTGATGCAGTGTATCTGTCGCATGATGTCCTCCACTTGGCGGTAGGACGCATGCTGCATGATAGCGTGCAGATGCTGGTAAAGTGCATCGCGGCGGTGTTCTAAACGTCTACGGGAAGGGAGTATTATCATAAAGCGTTAGATATTATTCGAAGTGTCTGGTCTCAGCGATTTCATAAACACGGCTTGACCTACGTGCTTTGGCTGCTTTACAGATGTACGAATGTAGGAGCCTGCCACCCTGTTACCAACCTTTTGAGCACTATTGCCTTTTCGTTGGGGTGGGGGTTCTCCATACGTGGCCTTTTCCACGTTCATCGGGTTCCACAATGTCAAAGACCACGTTTCAACTTTAGTCCAAGCTGGTGTGAGCCACTAACACCTTCGATATATCCCCATTCGCACTATTGGGACTTGGAGTGTTGAGAGAGTGGAGGTGAGGGAGTCGAACCCTCTACACCATCGCTGTCGGGACGGGGCCTTCAGGAAGGTTTCACCGTGCGGGTCTGCGTGTACTTTGCAGTCCCATCACCCCCGGTTATGGAAACATTCGGCTCTCACGAGTGGAATGTTTTGTTGTTTCATGTTAAAGAGGTGCGCCTCGCGGCGGACGGTAAAAAGATTTGCATTTAACTTCTTTTTTATCTCCTCGCTTGGAGAATTGTTACCAATAACTAAAAACCTTAAAAACTGTTATAAACAACCTTAAAAAATGATTCAGATGCTCATATAATCGTCGAAGAGTGTTGCTTCGAGGAAAAAGACTCTCGAATGAGTGGAGTTGCCTTTGAGGTGGGTCAGCTGATGCTTGATGTGGTAGATGCGGCTAACCGAAAGGCCGAGGCGGTCTGCTGCTTCCTGTGGTGAGAGCCACACGTCACCCTTTGCGTCCTTCACCATACGATATGTCCTCCGTGCATGTAGTAGTTGGCAATTACCATCCCTATGAGGCTGATGCCTGCAAGGACACAGAGGAACCAGTCGTTTTCATACCATTTTTCTTCCATAGTCAGACCTCCTTGAATTCTCCGTCAACAAGTTTGTACCACGTGTCTGCCTTGATGCGCTCACCATCAACATATTCAGTCTTTACACATTTGGGTACATAGCGGTCTTTAACTTTGCAATATTTCCATTCGGCAAGTGTAATCCAAGAACCGCGTTTTGCTTTGACAACAGAATTACCAGCGCAGCAGATAACGGAATCTTCGCCCGTACTTTCTATCTGAGCATAGTCACCGCTGCTGCCTATCTTAGCAGAGTAACCGCTGCTGCCTATCTTAGCATAGTCACCGCTGCTGCCTATCTGAGCAGAGTCACCGCTGCTGCCTATCTGAGCAGAGTTACCGCTGCTGCCTATCTGAGCAGAGTTACCGCTGCTGCCTATCTTAGCATAGTAACCGCTGCTGCCTATCTTAGCAGAGTTACCGCTGCTGCCTATCTGAGCATAGTCACCGCTGCTGCCTATCTGAGCAGAGTAACCGCTGCTGCCTATCTTAGCATAGTCACCGCTGCTGCCTATCTGAGCAGAGTAACCGCCATTATCATTCACGTCCACATTATCCTTGATGGTCGCGGGTGCTGTCTTTTCTTTCAGCCACTCAACACCAGCCTTTATCAATTCGCCAAACTTCAACTCGGCTTTAATCTTGATACGGGATGAAGCAACCTTTGTGCTTCTGTCATTTTCTCTGTCAAGCTTACCTGACTGTTCCACCTCGCAGAACCTCCCCATCCTGGCATTAGCCATCAGAAAATAATGGTCAAGCACCTCCAATGGCGACTCGCAGGCATGGAAGCCGTTCTTGCAGCAGCTGATTTCACCACTCATTTCATACTCCTTGCCGACTTCGTACTGGAAGCCACGGCATTTCAAATCCTTGTCGAAGCCTTTGTAGGCTTTAATAGTTTTCTGTTCGCTCATACCTTATATATGTTTTTAGAATTTTTCTTGTTGTGTAACCTCGATAAGCGGGAGGATGTCGTGCTTCTTCAATTCCTCATAGAGAAAGAGACGGCCTTTTTGAGTCCATTCGGTGTTGTACTTCACGGACTGATGGCCGTTGGTGTGCGTGATGGTGACCGGCTTGGACTGAACATAGCCCATAGAGAGGAACGGAGCATAGAGAATCCACTGGCCGTTGACCTTGCGCTGGATACTGATTTCGTTGAGTACCTTATTGAAAGCCACAGCAGACATACCATAGTCTTGTGCTATCTGTGTTGTGAGGACAGTGGAAGCGTTGTTTAGAATGGTGTCGTAGTAGGAGATTTTAGGCTGCATGGTGGCTATCTCCTGTGTGAGCGACAGCACTTGTGACTCGGCTTCGTCGGCACGCTTGGCTTCAAGTTGTCGTTGTTCGTACTGCTCTGCCCAGGCGCGTGCGGCTTCGGCAGGGTTGGTGAAGTCGGGCAGGGTGGTCATTGATGTGCGCTCCTTCTGCTCCAGCTGTTCCCATCGGATGATGAGTTTGGCACGCGCCTCGTCGTTGAACTTCGTAGCGATGTAGAGACATTCGGTTTTGGTGAGGCTGTAACAGGGTCTGCTCTCCCCTTTTGCATCTTTGTATTCAACCAGCGCAAATTTGCGCCCGTTGATTTTCTCCCATGCTGGCTCCATATTACGGATGGAGCGCATGACATCTTTGTGTTCACGACCCACAAGCTTGGCAATCTCCAAACTACTCATGGTCTGACTGTCTGTGAATCTGATAACTTCGTTCATACCTTATATTGTTTAGCGGTTCTTCCTGTTTACATCTTCCGGTCTTACGACCTCGATGGTGATTGTATTGGTGGGTTTTTCTATAGATACCGTATAGGTAAGCCCATCAGCGCGAGGGTGACGTGCCTTGGCACGGGTGACGAGGTTCTTTGCCGATTCGCAGGCAGCATACGTAGGGAGCGTTGCAACCAGCTTGCCGAATGCCCCGATGTTGTTAATGTCCGTTGTACTTACTCTGTCTACTTTCACGATTACAATGTATTACTTAATATTACTTAAAAAATTACCCGCAAAGAGTAGCAGTCTCACGGAAAAACCGTATATTTGCAATGCCACTTGAAACCTGCGGTTGTTATATTCCGCAGACGCTATTCTTATGTGCGGGCGGTTGTTTTACCAAACCGAATGCAAAGATAGTGTATTTATGTTGTATTACAAAACTTTGTGGCCAAATTATGATGTAATTTAATTGTATTTTACAAATTAAAACAGATATTAAACATGGCTAAGGAGTTAAATCAACAAGAAATCACGGAGAGGGTAAACGTCTTGATTGACGATTATCCCTCAGTTAGGGCATTTGCCATGAAGGTTGGCATTGACCCAGGCAATCTCACAAAAAAACGAGCTGGTGGTCAACCTTGGACTATCAATGACATCAAGAAGATGTGCAATGCCATCAACACCTCCGAAAACTGGTTGGTTGATGGAAAGGGGGATATGTACGTGAATAATGCGCCACAAGGTAATACACAGCGCAGCGATATTTCACAATGTAATACACGGGACATACCAGACATTTCCGATGTATTACACAATGTTCCTTTAAACGAGAATAAAGAATACTACCTTGATATTGTCATGAAGCTCTTTGAGCGGTACATGGATAACGAACAGCGTTACCAAGAGATAATCAAGGAGAATCAAAAGATTATGCAGCAGATTACATTTATTTATAATAAGATTAAGGAGGGGTAGATTATGGCAAGCGAAAAAAAGTCAAATTATGATTTCTTTATGGAATATGTATCAGAGAATATTGCACATGTGGGGGAGAGAGTGAGAAGAGCTTTCTATGAGAATCGTAGAAAAGAGCAGGAAAAAGGGATAAACCTCCATATCGACCCGACTCCGCATAATGAAGTAAAAGACGAATACAAATAAGATATAAAAAAATATAAGGAGAAATAAAAATGAAGAACTTAGATGAATTAGGTTTGGTTGGTAATTGGTTAAAACAAATACAATCAGGGAATTTCAAGTTTGATGGTAGCAATCTAATTCAAACTTGGGAAAATGAGCATCCGGATATATATGGAAAGCGATATAAACTATATACAGATAAGTTATTGGATAAATATGAAGAGGCCTTTGATTGGGTAGTTAGCACTTGGGATTTTGTTAATAATGGCTTCCAAAGTGGTCGAGATAAAAGTGTAAAAAGACTAGATTATTATTTAAATGGATATAGCTCCTATACTGACGATAATCTTTTTATAGATTTTGTACTTCACGAGAGTAATGGAAAATTCCCTAAAGCCAAAATAGAGAAGGTGATTTTAGATAAAAAAGAAGTCAAGAGGCTTTCAGATGGAATGAAATGGATTCTGCTAACCCGAAAGAGCTGCATGTATGAATAAACTAACATTTAAACAATGGTATGCTATCATACTCCTGGCTGTGTTCTTCAGCTGTACCACAGAAAAGAAAGAGAAGAATGTAGAGATTGGCGAATACGTCTATCTTGACAGATACAACTGCATCCACGTTAACAGAAAATGCGTCAACCTATTCTTGTCAGGTGGCGAGAACGGAGAAGAGCCGAGGTATATGGTGCAGAGGGTTGAAATAAAGTCATTGCCTTCTATTGGCACGACATGTTCTTCATGCGTGACGGATAAGGCTTATAAGGAATTGGAGAAACGTATAAATCGAAACTGATATGGACATAAAGAAACTATCAACAGAGGAACGTATAAAGTACGCTGAATTGTTCTTAAAGGTTCGTGAGGCCGTGCTTAATTGAGGTACAATAAGCAAGAAAGACGCACAAACCGCTTATGATGCGATTAGTGCGCTTGTAGATAAATCCGCCTTTACAGAAAAAGAGCAAGATGAGCTGGCTGACTTGGGTATAATGATTAATCAGATTGAGGAAGACTTGGTAAATTCAGAGTAAAGCCTTTCCCATTCTTGTGGGCATTCCTTCCTTATCAGCTCCATAGCTTCAAGGAAGCAGGGCATGTTTGTTAAAACCCAGTTCTTTGCCTTCGCTACAGCTTCGTTCTTTGAAATATTGTTGTTCATACCATCATATAAAGGCGTAAAAGGCTCATTTTTGTGCAGACGCTTCAAAAATGCTCCGTTGACGGCAGCACACGCGGATTCGAGGGTCTTTACAGGCTTGTGTTTTCCTGTCAGCCAGTTCTTTTTTGTATAGTAGTGATAGACTTCGATAGCAGGAACGTGGAGTTTTTGTTCACGGCAGCAATCCTCTATCTGTTCTAAGGTAGGTAAACCTATCTCTATTCCTTTATACTTCATAATATAATTATTAAAAAATTAAACTTTCACTACAAAAAGATTGGGTTTCTTAATCCGCATAGTCTTCCTTTCCCCATGTTGAGGTGGGTTTCCTATGCGGTTTGTGGAAAAACTTTCACTGACAAATGAGTTGAGCCCCCGTCACCGACTCCGATTCAGCAGGTCACGGAGTTTGAGGTTCTGTTAGGGTTTCCTGCCCCTTGCGCCGCCGTCCTCATGGATAAGCCTTAGCGTCCAGATTAGCGCTTCCCCCAATATCTGGCTTATAAAATCCTGCACTTGGTGTCTGGCTCTCATGAAGGAGTTACCCGTCATGCAGGAAGTGGTGTGAAAACAAAAAGCCCCCGCAGGATAGTTCGAGTAACCTTTGGGGACTTGTGCAGGAGCCTGGCGGACTTTACCTGCAATATGTCGGTATGAAACGACGTGCTATTTCACTTGTCAACTCGAACTTGACGGGTGCAAAGTTAGAGAATAAATCGTGAGGTTGTACACTTCATTAAGTTTAATTAAAACAAGTATAAAACGATGAAAAAGAAAAATTGTAAATTTAAACGAAAGCATGATGTAGGGTGACGTTACCATTCCGTTACCACGCTTAAAGTCGAACCTTACGTAACAAAACTGAAATACAACGACTTACGCCTCTAACGATAGTGACCCCAACGGGATCACAAAGTAGAGGGGAGGAAGTTGAATGAAACGACCTCCCTAATTTGTTGAGAGAGAAGGATTTGCGCGTTTAAACTTTTGTTTTTCAGTATGTTACCAAGACTATTCGATGGTTTCGGATGATTTGGTAGCATTTGCTATTGGTTGCTGACAACTGCTATAATTGGCTGTTTGTTGTTACCAAAATGTTACCAATCCGTTACCAAAATTTTTCAAAAACAAAAACGGTAACATTAAAATTACTTAATTTAACAAACTGATACAATTATGGTGCCAACATTAACATTAGTTTATGACCGCAAAGGTCAGTCAACAAGAACAAGGCCGGCTGTGGTAGAGTTGAGAATCACGGCAGACAAGGTAAGAAAGTATATCTCAACGGGTGTTAAGCTGCTTCCCAAGGAGTGGAAGGATGGCTGTGTGGTGGGTCGAAAGGATTGGAAAGACTTGAATGACCAGCTTCAAATCATGAAGAAAAAGTGCTCAGAGATTATCACACAGATGATGGACGAGGGAAACTTGGACTTGAATGCCGTGCCAAGCATGTTGAAAGGGAGCATGATGCAGCAGCAGACATTCCTCGACTATGCCAAGGACATAGCCAGGAGACGCATGGCGAACCTTGCCAAGGGTACGCAGAAGCGGTATGGCGTGGTGCTCAGATTCTTGGAAGCATGGAAGGGGATAGTGTATTTCTCGGACGTGACAGAGAGAAATATCTTGCTGCTGGATGATGAACTAAAGGGCAGAGGTCTGAAAGAGAATAGCCGGTGGAACTACCACAAGCTGATGAAATGTTTTATCCTGCAGGCTGTAGAGGACGGACTTGTGAAGCGTAACCCTTACTCTCGCCTGGACATCAAGAGAGGTGAGGATGACGGACTGACGAGATTCCTCACCCCGCAGGAGTTCCATCGGTTTGAGTCGTGCATCCTGCCGAGTGAGTGCCTGCGTAAGGTGAGGGACTTGTTTGTATTTCAGACGTACACGATGATGGGTTACTCGGACTTGGCTAAATTCGACTACAAGGATTGTGAGAAGGTGAAAGGGCAGACGGTGTACAAGGCGCAGCGCACGAAGACAAGGCAGGAGTTCACGATAGTACTACTGGAGCCTGCTTTGGCCATTTTGAAGCGGTATAAGGGGAAACTGCCTATCATCAGCAATGTGAAGTATAATGCGTATCTGAAAGCGGCCGTGATGTATGCGAAGATAGACAAGCCAGTGACGACACACTGGGCACGGCACACTGGAGCCACGATGCTGTTGAACGAGGGGAATGTGCCGATACATGTCATCCAGCACATGCTGGGACACGCATCGATAAAGGAAACGGAAAAGACCTATGCGAATCTGATGGATGATACGATAGTTGAAACAATGGCCAACTATCAGAAGAAGTTTTCTTCGTGAAGGCGACAGAAAAATAAGAAAACTCTGCCTTTTGTGAATTAAGGCAGAGTTTTAGGGAAAAGGCAGGGATGGCTTAATCGTCATCCCTTTTATTTGCGTTAATGGCTCTGTTGTAGGCAAGGATGGCACTCTCGACAAAGGCGGTCATATCTTCACGATGTTCTTCCAAGATGTCATGCACCCTGGCGGAGAAGCGGAAACCATGATGGAAAGAACCACCATTCTTGCCCTTGCGTCCTGCACCCTCACGCGCACCACCACGCTGGCCCTTGGGTTTAGGATGGGATTTGTTGTAGTCCTTTTGGTAGGCTACACAAAAGTTGGAGGTTAGTCGGTCATCATTTGAGTCCATGAGTTTTGTCAACTCATGTTCGGTCAGCCAATACTCAATGTCATTGCGGGTGACGGAGAGTTTTTGGGTTGAGCCGTCCTTCATGGGGATGGAGAGATTGAATACTTCTTGTTTCATTGATTAAGTCGTTTCATACTATTTGAATAACGCGAACGGTTTCAAAAATATTGTATTGCCCGAAGTGAAAACTCCGGGAATGGTGGCTTCCCCATCAGCACAAGAGGCCGATGATGAAGAGGATGATGAAGATGATGGTGAGGAATAAGCGTTTCATTTTACGAGTTTAATGTATTTCTTGGGAATGAATTTGCGAAGTTCTGGAAGCGTTGTCTTTACAAGATGAATCCACGTTTCCCATCGTTTTCCTTCGGTATCTCTTGTGGGTATGCTGCACGTCTGTCCGTTGCAGCTACCGTTCTCGCCATTTGCGATGCACCTGACACAGCAACCGCTGCACTCTGACGAAAGGTGACACATGATGCAGGCCTGCTCACGTGTCACCCCGTAAGAGCCAAAATCAAATTCAAGTTGTTTCATACTGCAATCTTGTGTTTTGTGTGAACTACTTTTCTTGTGTTATATGCTTTGATAGTGCACATCTGAGCATTAATGAGGTCAACAATACGCTGGTGGTGTATCGTGAACAAGTCGTGCTTGCCATAGCATTGTTTAATCTGATAGTTGGTCAAATCAACCTCTATAGTCTCAATACGCTCACCATTTATCCTTGCGGAGAGGATAAGCGAATAAGGCTTTTCGAAGTATCGGCACTTGAATACACAATGCTGCATGGCCTCGCCCTCTTCACGGAATGCCTGCACGTCTTCCAACACTCGGCAGGAGATAAGGCCATCGGTGAGAACCATATTATAGAAACGCTTTCTGCGCTTGACGTACTGCTCGTTGATAGTCTTATTGCGATCCAACTCTCGCTGCACCTTGTTATACTCACGGGTCAGCCTGTTTTCCTGCTGCTTTCGAACCATCATGCGAATAAACCGGTCATGTGTGGCTCGTAAGTCCTTTGCTGCAATATATACTGGGTTGTGCCAATCTTTCTTGCAAACGATGATGGCATAAACCATATCAAGCCACAGAGGGATAGTCTCGCTGTTGAATACAAATCCGTGACGTTTGGCGATGGTGTAGGCTCGGCATGTCTCCTTCAGATATGTGCGATGCAGGAGGTGAGTGAACATGGGGTTGTTCTGCTTGTACATGGTCTCGGCAACCGGATTGTTACAGATGATGCGTGCAAGCTCATTCGGGTCGTTCTGTACGCATGCGATGCGTGCTCCTTCGGTCTCGGTCTGTGCGGCAATGCTGAGGTCGAAGAGCATTGTGATGTCGTTGTAGGCGTAGTTCTTGTGCGTGCTACGAAGTTCCATGGGTGAGTCGTAGAGAAAGCAGTCGTAATAGCTGCCCATGGTGCGCTGCTTGCCGAAATAGAGTTTATTCTCGCCATCGGTAAACCTGCGCATTATCTCCACGAAGAAGAAATGGTCGGTAGACCTGTCTGTGAACTTATAGACACGATAGAGCCTGCTAACCTCGAACTCAGCTATATAGGCATGAATGGTGAAGTAGCAGAAGTGGCTCATGTCCCAGCCTTTGCAGGCTTCCTTTACCCACAGGACATTACTCATGGCAATGTCCTGGGAGAGGGTGGCGTTAAGTTCCGCTACCCTCTTCTCGTACTTATTTCGTGGTCTCATAATCAAAAGAAATCGGCAAATAAATCCATTTGTACACACTTGTTGTTATTCTGCTTGTCCTTGACAAGCGCATTCAGAGGTTTCAGTTCCTTGGGCTGTGGCTTCGTCTTTTTGGCCTTGGCTTTCTGTGCTGCCTTTGGCGTGACAACCTTTGCTTTGGCATTTCCTACGTTGATATTGTCCTCTTGGTAGTAATGTACAGCCCAACCATAGACAACATCGTCTTGTATGGCTGCGAAGCCCTGCTTGGCCTGTTTCTGTGCCTCGAACTTGATGTACTGAATACATGCGTCGAGCGATTTTGTCTCTAATGCGTAGCGGGCTGCGAATGCTGCATCTTGTTCGGCCATCTTGTCCAGATGGGCTTTGATGATGTCTTTGAAATCCATAATCAAAAATTTATTAAGTTGTACATCTTCTGTAATTTCGAAATGATTTGTCGGGCAAGGTGCTCGTTTTGTGGATGACCATCCATTATATCCAGGTCATCCAAGAAAGCAACGAAAGTTGTCGCTTCTCGGTCTGCCCATTGTTCTTTTGTCAGCATAATCAGAATAGTCTAAACTCCTTGGTGTAGAAATTCATGACCAACTCTGTGTTGTCATCGTTGGTCTCAAAGTTGTAGATGATGGAATCTGTCTTGTTGTAGTGTCGCAGGCATTGTTTGCCGTTACGTTCTTCCTTGGTCAGATACTCTTTGAGCAAAGCTATCGGGCCATTGAAAGGCAGAGCGAATGTGGCATTGTTGCCATCTACATTCACTGCAAGGACAGATCCCTTGAATAGACCCATCTTTACGAAGTCTGTGCCGATGGGCTTGCTGTCGAAACACTTGAACAGGATGGGGAGCACACAGGCCTGCATTTCGGCCGGCTCCACGGGGTGGAATTGTGAGTAGTCCATAATTGAATCTCCTTTATTTTATTGTTTAAGTGTTCTAATATAGATTAAGCATCTTGTCAAGCCATGTGGATTTGTCGCAGATGTCTGTCAGAGCCGTGTAATACTTACCACTAACTTTGTCGTAGAGGTATTGGCCGTAGTAAGTCATGGTGGTACACTCTCCGATAAAGAACATGGAATAACGCTCGTTCTGAATCCAACACTTTGTCGGCAGAACGTTCAGGGCTTCGTTGTACTCTTTTTTAGAAATCTCTTTCGGCTCTTTGCTCAGCCACTTTCCACGCTGGAGTTTCTCGTACTCTTCCCAAGTGACGGCACGGAAGCCGGATGCAAGAATCTTCTTTGTCCTGTCAAGTGCTTTCTGCCAATATTCCTTCTCTTTTGGATAGGCCATGATAAGACGTCTTTGAGATTTTTTTTCTTTCTCGTAAAACTCTCTGGCTTTCTTAATGTTGGCACTTACTTCTGATTCTTTACAGGAAGTGAAGCTTTCAACGTAAGCATTGTTGATAATCAATAAATCTTTCATAATAGTTATATATTAATGATTAATCGTAATCGTTTCTGTGGGCATCAACGTACTTATACGCAGCCCATAGGTTTTCTTCTTCAGTCTGTGAGGGGTTGTAAACATCGTCCATGAAGTCTATATACACTTCGTACCATGCTGGCTCAAGCATAGGAAAAGTGTAAGCAAACTTTTTCCAAAAGTCATTGTAGCCTAAGATTGAAAATAAATTCTGCACCATAAATTAAATGTATTAGTTCCTCTCATAAAAATGGAAAAAGGGACAGAGGCATTAACTTGTCACATGTCCCATTCTCCCATTTAGTCCTCCATTCACTTGCGCTTATTCATCATCGCCCGATGGTAGCCTTTGTCTCAATGTTTCTGAGGTGTGGTCTCGTTCCTTTTGTGCGCTTTCCTTTGTCGCCCAATGTTACTCGCTTGGTGGTTGCTTACCCTCGGTGCTTTTACGTTCCTAACCGACTTCAACGTGTTTTTGTGGAGTTTCTTTCTCCGCCACTCTTTTATTTCCTTGTGGGTGGTCTGCAAGGGGCTAAATAGGTTAGTTCCCACCACATCGCTTTCAGTCACTTTGTTTAATGTGAGATGGCTCAAAGGTGTTACCGAAAATCTATACTCACGCATGCTTGCAGGCAGAGAGGACTTGGACCCCTCTGTACCGCCTTTAACGGATTTGCCCTCCACCTATCCCGATGGAATTATATATTCAAATATCTTTCATGCCCCAAAGAGGCCACTTGCAAACCTCGGCAACAAAAATGCCGTTACTTTCTCTACTCTCCTTCCACTTGTTAGCAGCCTTTTCACTATCAAAAAAGTCACTATCCTTGTTCCCATTGTGAATATTGGTGGAAATCACCTCATAAACCCATTTCTTCATACCGATAAATAATATTAGTGAAACATAAATAGCAGATGGGCAGGAATTGAACCTGCCATCAATCCTTTAACTTGTCATCCAATGTGGAACTCATAATTCTTGTACCTGCCATCGTCTCTGCGACATTCAGCAAGAAGTATAGCTTTGTAAATTGTTGTACGATGTGTGCTTTCCTTGCCATTATTGATGTTAATGTAAGTGAAGTCACATTCCGAATCAAACTCTCCTGCGTAGGCTTTCTGCGCAACATCATCACTCATGGTGATGCGATTTAAGTACTGTGTCATATTGTTCTACATTTATGTTGTCATCTGCGTTTATAGACGGCTTTGAACTCTCACCTTTAATATTAGGTGGCCGCATTACAACTTTCTTTGCCCTCCCTGCTAACAATGCCGTAACCACATTGTCTTATATGGTGCTATCCTTGTTTGCGCACAAGCAGGTCGGTTACATATTTGAGGTTGCCAAGATGTTTCCCAAGCCTTAATCACTATTGATGTTTGCATGCATCCCTCTCCCCTCAGTCGGGTGGCTTTCAGCCTTCGTCCCATCGGTTGTGGCATCTTCTTCACTTCCTTCTTCTCTGTGCCCCCTTCCTCAGTTGCACGATGCAAAGATAATAATTTCCTGAATACGTTGAACGTTTTCTATAAAAGAATTAAATAAGTTTAACTAAATAAACAAATAATTAAGAATTGTTCACATCTTTTTTGGGGAAAGTAAAAAGTTAATACATTTTGTTAGTGTTCACTTTAAAGGGGCAATGAGACTAACTTTCTGTAAATAAATTTGTTCCGAAAAATTGACAATATTCATATTTATTTACATTAGGCATGATAAGCAAACGATTGCGCAAGGAGCGGCCATTCAGACTTATTGACAGATAAGTGTTAAGAGTTGTTATGATGTGACACGGACGAATGGGCTGGAAAACAGCCTATTTTTGCAGGCGAAAGAGCCATCCGAAGGACATCAGCGGGAAAAAGAGCCCTCGCCGCAGGAAAAGTGTTCATCCAGCGAGAAGCATAGCAGTGCAGTAAGTTCTGCAAGTATTCAAAGCGGGGAAGCATGGCAGATGTGTGCTGGAACAAAAAGAGGCCTGTTGGCAGGGTTTGAATCCTTGAAGGATTAATCGTGGAGCATGGAAATGCCGATACACAAAGTGGTTTGGCTCAAAAAAGGAGTGAAAAAAGTAACAGATTGGTAACAAAAATGGCGAAAGAGGCCAAAGAATGAACAATAACAGACGTAAGTCAGGTAAAAATATAACGTGATATGAAGATAACAGTATTATCAAATCAGCCGTTAGGGCTGGGCAGGGGTGCAGGCATGGAGCGTGATAACCTTGCCATCGGTGTTAATCAGCCTAAGTTGTGGATTATTTCTGCCATCGGTGCAGGTGTAGGACTGGCATCAAGCCTTTTTGGTGGTATCAGCGCATCCAAAGCCGCGAGGGAAGCCGAGAAGAGACAGAGACAGCAGGAAGCCAAGGAGAATGCCTGGTACGCTCGCAGGTACAATGAAGACTACGTTGACACCGCAGCAGGTCAGAACCTCGTCAGACGGGCCAAGGACTATGCCAGAGAGCAATGGAAGCGAGCCGCAGGCGCACAAGCCGTTGGTGGTGGGACTGATGCCGCTACAGCGATGGCGAAGGAGGCTGGAAACAAGTTGGTTGGCGATACCATTGCGGATATTGCCGCTACCGACCAGCAGAGGAAGGCTAACGTTGACACTCAGCACAGGCAGGCAGAAGCCCAATTCGCCCAAATGGACATGAATAGGGAGTTGCAGAGGGCGCAGAACATCACCAATGCAGCCCAAAGCGCATCCAATGCCATTATGAGCGTAGCAGGAGCAGTAGACCAAACATCAGCCGCCAAGCCAAGCCTGCAAGGAGGGAGCAATAATAGTAAGGTAGCTACACCGAGCACTCCTTCTTCGCCTACTTCGGTGGATGGAGCGGGAGAAATCGTCGGTTACAATGGCATGGGCGAACCGATTTACCGCAATGGGGGCGTGGCTTGATGGGGGTTGCGAGGTGGGGTTGAGGCGACCCCAATGGGGTGGGGGCGTTGACCACCGGCACAAGGTACAGCAGAGAAAGGTACAGACAGAGATACACTTTTTTCTGACCCCCGGGGTATTGACCACCCGAAGAAGTGACATTGACGACCATAAAATTGAAATTAGAATGATTGAGAAGGAAGAGGAGAAACTTTGTGGTGCTTGCTGTTGGTTTAAGTTTGAGGACATTGACGGCTGTGGCTATTGTTCTTGTGTTGCCGGCGGTGAAGCCAGTGGTGTAATGCACTGTTCCGACTTGTGTACGCATGCCGCGTTTGTTTCTATTGAAGAGAAGCGTCACCATTTGGCTATGCTGCGAAAGTGCCAGCGTTGTTTACATCTTGCAGATTCTAAGGACGTGGACGTTGCCGAGATACAGAGGTCGATAGATTTTGTTGTGGAATATGTCAAAAAAGGGTAATAGTAGTTTGTTTGATAAGTATTGTTTGTTAATAATGTGTGGTTTACTTCGTTGTGATAACGCGGTAAGCCTTTTTGTTTGTTTTGCGCTGCTGTTCAGCGGTTGTCAGAGTGTGAAGTACGTTCCTGTTGAGACGGTGAAGATGGAGAAAGAGTCGAAGACCGACACCGTCATCCAGAAAGACACCGTTCGCACTGAGAAAGAGACCGTCATCAGAGAAGCCCGTCCGGAAGATTCATTGATGATGGCGAAGTTAGGCATCAAACTGAGAGAGAATGAGCGGCTGTTGATACTTCTTCAGAAAGAATTATCTGAGCAAAAGAGCAACACTTACGAGAACCATAGAGACACCGTATTGAAGACCGATACCGTTTCCGTGCCTTATCCTGTCGAGAAGGAACTGACTTGGTGGGAGAGGCAGAAGATAGCGTTTGGTGAGATAGGAATAGTAGCTTTTCTGTGTCTGTTAGTTTTATTTTTGTTGAAGTGGAGATGATGAAGTATTCATTGGCAAAGGTCATTATTTCGATAGTTCTTGTTGTGTCGTGGATTGCGATGCCGGGGTTTTCGTTTGTGGGTGGTTGTGGCAGTGCCGCAACATACTGGACGGGACATTTGCTTTATCCGCTGAGCCATGCTAATGTGTTTCATTTGGCGGCGAATATTCTTTGCTTGTGGATGATACCTTGTGGGCTGCATTTGGGGAGTGCCTATTTTGTGGCGGTGTTGTGTTCTTTTCTGCCTTGTTTTCTTGAGGAGAGCACTTGCGGGTTCAGTGGTGTTCTGTTTGCCATCGTGGGAATGAGTTGGGGGCGAGTGAAGAAATTCAGGGAAATGCTGTGGAAGAATAAGTTGTGGCTTGTTATTCCGATGTTCATTCCCCATGTGAATGCCTTTCTACATTTGTGGTGCTTGCTGGGAGGATATTTGGTTGGCTATTTCTGGCGCGATAATATCGCACCACACGGAACGAAGGACTGGCTATGAAGGAAGAGATACGTGAACTGATAGCAGAGAACCATGCACGTAGGCAGGAGATATTCGGGCCTTACGACCAGCTGACGGGGTTGGGATGCTATGGTTTCAAGGAAGGAATGAGGGTGCATGTCGTCATTCCCGACTGTATCATTTCCGAAATGTGGGTGCCGAGGGAGTGCCTGCAGAGTACTATATGGCATGAGGTGCTGAAATATGGTACTATACGCAGGTTTATCGAAGAGAGCGGACAGATAATCGGACAATACGACGAGGGTTATCATCAGGACGTGGAGGAAGCCTTATTCCAAGCGAGGTGTTACGATGATCCAGAGTTTGCATTTGTACTCGTTGACCAGATAGTCGATAAGGTGTCGGGTGGTATGATACCATTCCGATTACGATATGCACAGCGAAAACTGCTGAAACTCTTTGAGGACTTACGTAGGGCGAACAAGCCTATCCTTGTGGTGCTGCTGAAAGCCCGTCAGTGGGGAGGCTCTACCCTAACCCAGATGTATATCAAGTGGATGCAGGAGTTCCGTCACCCTCACGGATGGAACGCAGCCGTTATCACGCAGGCAGACTCCACTTCCAAGAAGATTAAGGCTATGTACCGCAAGGCCGTGGAGAAACAACCAGGGTGGACGGTTGGGATGCCGGGCAGTAAGCTACAGATGACCCCATACGAGCGTTCAGACTCCGACTTTCAGATTACAGACGGAAAATACTTGGCACGTACCTCATTGTTGAGTATCGCATCGTTCAACTCGTTTGAGAAATGCCGTGGTGACAACTATAAGATGGTGCACTACTCCGAGGTGGCATCATGGAAAAAGACACCCGAACATGACCCTGACGAAGTGATTTCCAATTTGCAAGGTGGATTCTTGGGGTTGCCAGACGAGTTGGCCGTGTTTGAGAGTACTGGTAAGAAGAACAGCGGTTTCTTCTATGATTTGTGTCAGGATGCCATGAAAGAAGACAGTACCTCTGCCTATCATTTCCTGTTTATCGCCTTCTTCCTGATTGAGAACGATATGAAGCCAATGGGAAAGGAAGGCTTCAATCCGAAGGAAGAAGAAGAATTTGCTACTTGGCTGTGGGAGAATAAAGACTACGAGCAATGCCCGGCGGGATTCCGAGAGTCGGGTAAGTTTTTCTGGCGGTTGTGGAAGATGGGTGCGTGCTTTGAGGCTATCAACTGGTACAGATACAGACGCAATGAGCACAAGGCGCACGGATATATGGCTTCCGAGGCACCTATCGACCCCGTTGAGGCTTTCCGTAATGCGGGCAATGCTGTGTTTGACCCGTATGCCATTGATGACTTGAAGGAGGACTGCAAGGCGCCGAAATCGCCTCTCTATTACGCCAACATCAACCTGCCACCATTCGAGAACAAGAGCAGGAAGGTGTTCCAAAATGCCGATATTAAGATACGCGAGGACAAGCAGGGTGAGCTGAAGATTTGGACGATGCCCAATAATCAGATATTAAAGGTAAAGAACAGGTATCTGGTGAGCGTGGATATTGGCGGCAAGAGTGCGACCAGCGACTATACCGTGATGACCGTGTTCGATTTGATGGGCATGTGCCCCGAGGTGAAGGGAAGGCCGAGGGTGGTAGCCCGATGGAGGGGGCATATCCGACATGACATTCTGGCATGGACGGCAGCTGCGTTGGCGCATTTTTATGACGATGCTTTGTTGGTAATAGAGAAGAATACCGCCGACCGGGAGAAGGATAACAACACCGAGGGTGACCACTTCGGTACTATCATCACCGAGATAGCAGGGTATTATCCGAACCTCTATCAGCGCGTGAAGGAGCCTGAGAGCACTACCGAGGGAATCAAGCCCATCTATGGGTTCCATACCAATGTACAGACGAAGATTTGGCTGATAGATAACTTGATTGCCTGTGTTGATGATAAACTATGGGAGGAACCCGATGAAAATATGTATCAGGAATTAGGCTGGTATCAGCGAGACCCTGAGACAAACAAGATGGGTAACGAGCCGGGCAGCGGTAAGCATGACGATGTGCTGATGTCAACGGCTATAGGTCTGTGGATTGCCTTTCATGAGCCGATATACAAGCCGTCGTGGAAGCGGGATGAGAAGAAGGAGAAGACCGAGGAGCCTATGACTGAGGCGCGGATTTGAAGCCGCCCGGAAAAACGGGCGGCACTACTGCTGGAGTTTGATGCTGAGTGCCTTTGCGCGTTCGCGTTTCTTCTTTAGTTTCTCGTATGCGCGTTCACGGAACTTGGCATTTACCAGCCGCCCTTCATCGTCATAGTGGTTGTTTTTGAGAAGCGAACGTATGCATCTGAACGAATTGGCTTTGATAAAGAACTCTGGAGCCGGTGATGCAACGGCAAACTGAACGATGTAGGTGAGCGACTTTCCTACGAATGCCCGCTTCTCAGACAGTTCTATCACCTTTTCAAGGAGTGAGTAGTACATGCGCCTTTTGTTGGGAAGCATCATGTCAACACGCGAGAAGTCACCCTGCACCATTGGCGAAAGAATCTGCGAAGCCTGCTTTGCCGAGACATAGTAACGTGGTGCAGGCTGTTTTACCGTCTTTTCCCATGCGTCACTTTGCATGAGGCACGTAGGAGCCACCCGATTATAAGCCTTAATCAGGTCATCCTGAAATTGTCTTGTTATGTCGTAGTCATTCTTCATAATGCCCTCAAAGTTAACAAATTCTTTCCAATGTTGCAAGAATTTGAAAGAATTGGCGTGTTTCGCGACAAAATGTAACAAATAACAGCAAAGCGAATTAAGAAATAGTAACAGTTATTCATGTTAAAACACGGAAGGAAGTAAAACCGTAATGTCTATTTTTGCCCGCAGAAATAACGTTATTTTTATGGCATATAATCTATTTGCTCAACAAAAGCAGCAGAACTACCCCAATGCGCAGACCGCAGGCTATCATGCGCAGCCTGTTCAGCAAACGCAGCAAGCCGCACAACCAACAGTTACACCAACTGCGAGACCTGCGGGAAAACCCGCAGGCACGGTGGCTATTCCAGCTATAGACCCCAACAGTGATACGTCGGGAATGGACGCACTATCCTCTATGTACACCAGTCCGCAGGATGAAGAGCGGATGCGTAAAGCCAGTGTTGCCAATCAGCGAATTATGGCAGTGGCAGATGCTTTGCGTCATATCGGTAATATCTATAACACCGTGAACTATGCCCCTGCACAGCAGCTCAATTCGCCTGTCTTGGAAGAGCAGGCAAGGTATGAGAAGGGCAAGGCACTCAGATACAAGGCCAACCTCACCTATCTTAACTATCAGCAGGCGAAAGCAGCGCAGGATGCCAAGGCAAAGCAATGGGAGGCAGACTTCAACTTGAAAGTAGCTGATGCTGCAAGAAAGGCAGGCTATACCGAGGCTCAGATACAGAATATGCGAGATAGGTTGGCTAATCAAAGAGCCTATCAAGAAGGCAGTCTTGCGCTACGTGAGAGACTTGGCACAGCCCAGCAGAAAGAGCGCGAGCGTCACAACAAAGTAGCAGAACGGCAAGGTCAGCAGCGTATCGGTATAGCCAGTCAGAATGCAAGGAATATGCAGGCCTATCGCCAATGGAAGATGAATGGCGGTGGCGGCGGTAATGGTAGCGGTGGTGTTGCACCACTTGACACACCGAAAGGCAGAATTACACCTAATGGCAGGAACTATAGTAACCAGCTTTTGCAGATGTTTGACTATGCCAAGTCGCAAGGTTTGGTGCAGGAAAGCGATGTTGCAAAGCGTCTTCGTGAGTTAGGTTTCGGTAAAGACCAGAGCGACAATGTGAAGCGTCAGATGGTGATGGACTTGTTGCGTACCAATCCCACGATGGGCGACTATGCTGCAGACCGTCTTGGCTGGAGTTATGGCGGTGGCACCAATATGGACTTAGGACTCGAAGATGACGAGGACGAAATGGATTTAGGACTTGAATAATAGTTATTATGGCAGATATAAAGACCAACCAATCGAAAGTATATAACGCCTTGAAGGGCATGGGTTTTAGTGGTATCGGAGCAAGCGAGCAGGAGTTTGCCGCCAAGATGAGCAATCCGAAAAACCGTGCAAAGGTATATAAAGCACTATCAGAGAGAGGATATAAGGGTATTGGTAAAGACCAGGCCGCTTTTGATACGCTGATATACAAAGCCCCTGCAACAGCAGAGCCGCAACCTTCGCAGACACCTGCGGGAAACCCCGCAGGCACAGTGGCTCAACCCTCACAGCCTCAGCCTACACAGCAGCCAGGCGTGCAGCCCAAGAAGGCACAGCAACCCAAGCAGGGCTATAAGCCCACCGATATGGAAATGATGGGATTTGGTATGACCATCAATTCCGCACAAGGAGCCGTTGACTCTGCAAAGGAAAGTCTTGACAGAACCATTCAGAACCAAGAGACCTTCCGCAAGCAGAAGCCTTTAGGTGGTGGTGTCGCCAAGAGTGCGCCCAAGTTCAATGCAGAGACCGGGCAGATGGAGCAGACCTATATCACCTCTGCAGGCACAGAGCATACAGACAAGAACCAAGCCGAGGATATTCAGCGCAGGTTACGTGATGCCGCATGGCGGGAAGCCCATCCCTTAGAAGCCGCAGAACGTGAGAATGCACAGGATCTGCGTGACATTCGCATGGAAGAAGAGCGCTTGACAGAAGCTCGTCGGAAAAGCGACGAGCACGACGGCGAAGGATGGTGGGAAACCTTCAAACGTAACTTTGCAGCCTCCGCAATAACAGGCATGGCTCCAATGGGCAGTAATGTAGACCGTGATATGGTTGAAGCAGAAATGGTTCGAAGTGGAGCCTACGGAGCAGAACGTCAGGGAATAGCCAGAGAGCAAGACAAACTTCTTGCTCGCAGGCGTTTAGCCGAAGAGACCCAGCAACTCCTTGCCGATGTCCGCAGAGACCGAGAGATCAAGGGAATTGGTAGCGGTTTGTTGCGAGCTGGTGGTAAGGTACTTGAAACAGCCCTTAATCCACGCACGTGGGACTTTGGCGAGGCAGACATGGCTTCACAGTTTGCCGTTGCCGATGCCGTGATGAAAGCCGACAGCGGACTTGGACTATCATCCAACGAGCAAAAGCTGCTTGACACTTGGGCAAAGAATGCCGCTATCAACAGTCAGTTTGCCGACCAGTTGAGCGGATGGACTAAGGCAGGTATCGTGACAGGCGAATCCCTACCCTTCATGCTTGAAATGGCCATGAACCCTGCCAGTGGACTTGGCGAAGCCGCTACCGCTCAGTTGATGAAGTACTCGTTGAAGAAGTACGGCACGAAGTGGGTGAAAGACCATGCCAAGAGCATGCTGGCAAAGAAGATAGCCACCAGACTTATCGGTGATGTGGTAGGTGCAGGTGTGATGGCCAACACGACAGGACTTGCCCGTGTAGCCGCAGACGCACAGAGTAGGATGACTGGGCAAGTAGATATACAGCTCGACCCCAATGGTAATGTCATCTATAAAGGCGTGAAAGATGCCGAGAGTCCTGGAGCCGCTATCTTCAAGGCAATGGCCTCCACCTCCATTGAAAACTGGAGTGAAATGGCAGGTAACTACCTTGGCTTTATCAACAGTTTCTTTGGCAAGGCACTTGGCAAGAGCGTTATCGGCAAGGCAGGTCGTAAGATGTTAGCAGAGACAGGAAGCATTGAAGGTGTGAGCCTCAACAAAGCCCAGAAGTTCATCTATGAGTTAGCCGCAGGCAAGGGTATCGGAGCGTTCAACCAAGGACTCGCTCAGTTTGCCAAGCGTACCCAATGGCACGGAGTTATCGGTGAGTATTTAGAAGAAGAAATCGGCAATATAGCCAATGCCGCTATTGTCGGAGATATGACCTTCGACACCAAAGAAGGAACTGGTGTGTTCAATCTCCAGCAGAATATCGACACCTTCTGCGGTGTAGCCCTGATGGGCGGTTTTATGTCAGCCCTCAATACCGTAGGCTATGTCGGACACCGTATCAACTACGATGTGGATAGGGTCAGCAATGCCAATGCACAACTGTTTGGTGATGACCTATGGCGGCGCATAAGAACAACCATTGATTCCTCTATCAGTGACCCGCGAGGACTGAACGACACCTTGACAGACCTTGTAAGAGGTGACGGAGGTATGTTTGACGAGAACGGCAAGAAAGCCATACTAAAATACACACAAGCCGCTTTGGAGAAGCAAGGTGCAGAAATGGCACAGTATCAGCCGAGAATGGCATCCTCTTCTCGTCGCAAAAGCGACGAGCACGGTGGCTGGGAAGTTAGTTCTATGGATAAGAACGGCGATGTCATTGAGACGCAGACCTTTGAGACAGAGGATGAAGCCAAGGCATACGAGGGCGAGTTGAAGATGAATCAGCAATGGCAAGACTACAGAGACAATCTAAGTATGACCAATAAGCTGAGTTATCCAGAAGCCGCACAAGCCGTTGACGAGTTCATCCGAGGTTTGGGTGATGGTTTCGACTATGCCGAGACGGTAGCCGCCATCAACGACCCCAAGAATGAACTTGGCAAGCGTTTCTTGCAGTTTAAGACTGAGAAAATACTACAGAAAGCCGAAGCCAACAGACAAGCAATAGAAGCCTTTGAGGAAGAAAACGGCTGGACTCCCGGTACTGTGCAATGGTTGTCAGAGCAAGACCCGATGCAGTTGGATGCAGAAGGTTTGGCAATGGCCGACCAAGCCCGTGATTTCCTTGAAGGGCTGGCTTATCCCGCAGGTGAAGTACATGTAGAACATGAGCAGCAGGTGGGAGCCGACACCGCACAAGCGGTAGTTGAGAACGTCATCAGTACCGAAGAGCCTATTGACCCGAACAATAATGCTGGTCAGCAGTTGATGGACGCTTACAAGGCATCCTTGGACAACATGACCGCATTGTTTGACCGCAACGAGGAGATCAAGGAAGAGTTCATTCGTTTGCAGGGTATGGGGCTGAGTCCGCAGGAGATTATTTCCTCTTTGGATTCTTTTAGACCCGAAGAAGTACAGACCATCGTTGACTGGTATAATGCCAATGCCCGCTATCAAAGTTTCATGGATGAAGCCAACAGACAGATAGACCGTGTGGCGCATAGCAACCGTGAGCGCAGGACATTCCACGGAACCATCAACGGAAACGAGGACAATCAGAACGTCATTGTTATCTCTGACGGAACAAACACTTACACCTTGGTAAGTGGCAATGTCACGATGGACGGAGGCGGCAGGATAACCGGCACGGACTCTGGACTGATAATCGGCCTTGACGAGAATGGTGACTTTGTGCAGTTGGGTGACGGCAGCGGGTATTCTGTAATGCCTGGAGCCATGAGCCTTGACCAATGGGAAGAAATGGAGCGCGAGCGGTTGCAGCAGCAGGTGAGCCTTGTTGTTGACCCCACAGGAGCGCAAGCAGCACAGGAAGGTGCGGCACAACCGCAGCCTACAGAACAGCAGGCAGGGAATGTCGGTGGTGAGGCAGGTGCAAATACCGGCACCGGAGCAGACGAGACACCGACACCCGCACCTGCTAACCCCGTGCAGCCAGAGAATTCTCCTTCGCCATCGGGAGAAGCCGCTGGCACTACTGCTGTCAGTATTGAAAGCGTGACAGATAACGATGGTATCAAGCGGTATGAGAATGGTGTGGGTGTAGATGATGCCATTGCCGACATTCAAGCAGATGGTTTTGATGTTGGCGAGGTGGCTGATGCCTCTATTGGTGAGGCGCAGGCTGTTATTGACAAGATAAACGACAAGGCTACCAAGACCCGCAAGGACTTGATGGATAGGAAGAAGGCGCAAGGCATTATCGACTACTATCAGGCTTTGAAGGAGAGGGCTGCGATGCGATCGCAGCAAACTGGACTGGCTGGCAATGGTGAAGAAAACGTAAATAATCAGCCAGAACAACCTGTAAGTGGAGGAAATGTTGTACCTTCGCAGGCAGCAGGTGAGATACCGGCGGGAAATGCCTCCGGCACTACTGCCACCGTTGAAGAGCAGAAGCAGGAGCGCATCAAGGCTCTGAAAGCGGAGTTGGGCGAGCTGTTTGATGATGACTTCACCAAGGCCAACGATGTCTATGAGCTCGTTTCGATGTGGATTGGGCGTAAGCGTAACCTTGCATGGGATGATGTCAACGGCAAGCGCGGCCTCCAGAAGGAATTGGGCTGGACTCGCAAGATTGGTGGCGATACCAAATTTATCGAGACCCTGCTGGCCAAGAAAGGCGAAGGTATTGGTGTTGACGAGTTTGTTCACATGGTATGGGAGAGTCCTGAGAACAGCGTCGGAGAGGAAAAGCGGTGGACTACCGAGGAAATCAAGGAGGCATTGCTTGACCTGTTGAAGTCGGCACAGAGCAAGAGCGATGTTGTGGACTATGCCGTCAACAACAGAGAGCAGGCTGCACGTGCGGCCCTTGAAGCCCAGCAGCAGATGGAGCAGGAGGCAGCAGCGCAGCAACCAGCCGAAGTAGAGGTAGCACCACTTACCGATGAGGAAATAGCCCAGATGGAAGCCAATCTGCCATTTGCGGCACCTGTTGAGGGTGAGGATATACCCGATTCGCCCATTACCCAGCTAATGAAACTCGTACAAGAGTTTATGCAGCAGGAGGGTATGACACAAATCAAGTTGGTAGACACCGACCGGATGAGCGATGACGAGTGGATTGACCTTGCTTCGCAAATATTTGGTGGTGCTTTCATTGATGAAGAGACTGTGAATGAAGTCCGCGAATATGCCCTTACAATAGGCGTTATTCGTAACGACGATGGTTCTATAACCATATTCTCAGGCAGCCAGACACCAGAAGATGTAAACAGTAAAATACAAACAATATTAGATTATGCCAATACCATACAAGAAGAAGGACGGGACGATGGGCGAGATACTGTCGTACAACGAACTGAGACAGAGACTCCACAAGAGCAGAGACCAGAGGCTCCAGCAGCAGCGGGAACAGCAGGTACAGAAGGCCAAGGAAGCACTGAACCAGTAGTAACCGAGACACCTGCGGAAGTACCGCAGGGTACTGAACAAGACGAATACCTCCAGCCTCGTAACGAGAAGGAAGAGCAGATTATTGCCGATGTCATGGCACAGCTGCAGCAGGAGATTGATGCAGCCATCAAGGCGCGTGACAAAGCGGCAAACGATTTGCAGAAGGCACAAGCCAAGGAGAGTGACCGGGCAACGGATATGTTTTCAGACGATGAGGAATTCCAAGAGCCTGGGCAACTATTCTCGTTTGATGATATGGGCGGTACGGACAGAACCCAAGAGGGAGTTAATCGTCGTACCGCAGCAGAGCGCAAGGCATTCGAGGATGCCAAGAAGAAAGTTGACCAGCTGCAATCAGTAGCCGAAAGGAACAGTAGGATTCGCGGAGCCTTGGATAATGAAAGGAGGCAGACCAGCTTTGTACCCGAAGGAGAAGCTTCTGGCACGACGGCTGACCCGATGGAGGCTATTGAGCATGCAGCACATCAGTTTAAGCAGGAGCAGGAAGCAAAGAACGCCTACGGCAAGGATAACAAACTCGTAAGTCAGGACAGATACGAAGAGTTGAAGAAGAAGATGAAACAGAAGCTTCTTGGTCAGCTCAATGCAGGCTTTGACCCTGAAATAATCAGTATCGGTGCTGAAATGGCCATGTTCCATGTTGAGGCAGGCGCACGGAAGTTTGCCGACTTTGCCCGCAGGATGATTGATGACCTTGGCGATGCCATCCGTCCTTACTTGCAGGGTATCTATGAGAGTGCCAAGCGTATGCCTGGTATGCAGGAGTTACGTAATGAAATGGACTCCACGGAGGTTGTGGATGCCTTTGACGTGGATAATTTTGACAAGGAAGAGCCAAATAATGCTAACGAGGGGGACAATTCTGTTAACGTTAACAAACAGGAGAACAACGAACCAGAAAATGTTGTATCTTCGCAGAGTGGAACCTCGCAGGGAAAACCTGCGAGCACACTGACGGGTGACTCAGCGGAGTTTGCCGAGAGACAGCAGAAGATTGCTCAACTGAGCAAGAAGATTCGTGCAAAGTTGCAGGGTATTGCTAATTGGGGTGACCAGCCGAAGCCGCTGAGTGCCTATAAGCAGATAGCGAAGGAACTTGGGATAGAAAATCTCTCTGACACCGACCTACAGGAACTGATTGAAACAGAGGTTGTAAACCTTGCCCGTGAGATAGCCAACAAGGAAGGTCTGACGGATGAAAAGAAGTTCCAGAAGATTGTGAAGCTGTATGAGGGTCAGCCCAGCCTCAACGCGAGGGACAATGACCGCATCAACAAGCAGCAGTATTCTACCCCTGCGCCGATGGCGTATTTGATGGGTCGGTTTGTTCTCCCCTCGGAGAAGCGAGGGGCACAAGGGCTGAAAGGACTGGAGCCAAGTGCCGGAAACGGTATGCTGACGATAGGGCTGCCAAAGGAAGCGATGCACGTCAATGACATCGACGAAATGAGGTTGTCAAACCTTGCCAAACAAGGTTTCGCTGTGGTGACGAGCCAAGACGGAACACAGCCTTTTGAGCAGAAGGCCTACGATGTGGTGGTGACCAATCCGCCGTTTGGCTCAGTAGCTGCAAAGACATACGACGGCTATACCGTGACGAGCTTAGAGCAGCAGATGGTGCTCAATGCCTTAGAGTCGATGAAGGACGATGGCAGAGCCGCTATCATTATCGGCGGCAATACCGAATACAAACCCAACGGCAGCATCAGCGGCAAGGACAAGGCTTTCCTGAACTACCTCTATTCACACTATAATGTGGTAGATGTAATCAACATGGACGGCAAGGCCCTCTATTCAAGGCAAGGCACTGGCTACAATGTGCGGATGATACTCATTAAGGGGCGCAAGCAGGCCGACAACAGTTTTGCCCCCGTAAAGAGCAAGGCCAAAGCCGAGCAGGTGAAGAGTTATGATGAATTATATAAACGAGTAAACGATGACATACTATCTGACAGCAACAAGTCCGCTGGTGTTCACGACACAGAAAGCGGAGAAAGTAACGGAAAGCATGATAACGGACATGCTGGAACTGCTACTGAGACGGGAGTACGAAATGTACAGCCCGGAAGAAGCAGCGGCCAACGTCAATTATTGGATTCAGACGGACAGCCTGTATCGGGAGGTGTCGGAAGCACCCAACGAGGAACCGAGACCCGAACAGATACAAGCGTGGGTGGACGAAACGATGTGGTTCACGGAACTGGGTCAACGGCTACGCAGTCAAGTGGGAGCGCCCCTTCACCAGCAGAGCAAGGAGGAAACGTACCTAACAGACGAAACGACACTGAGCGACTTGATGGGAGGGTGGACGTATCCGTCGGAGCAGGACAGCGCGGGACCGGAACTACACAGCAGACTGAGCATCCCGCAGTCAAGCGAGGCTTAGGCACAGAGAAAGTACCCTACAGAAAGCAGAGCGGCAATCCCTTCACCTTACAGTCGTTGATGCCCGCAGAGCAGGCCGACGTGGTGAAGAAAGCCCTCGAAGATTTGGGCGATGTAGACCAGTTTCTCGTTGACGAGTTAGGTTATTCCAGCAAGGAAGAACTTCATCAGGCACTTGCTGCAGAGCAGATAGACTCTGTGGCAATGGCCATCCATCAGATGAACCAAGGCAGTGCCTTTATCATCGGTGACCAGACTGGTATCGGTAAAGGCAGACAGGCAGCAGCCCTTATCCGTTATGGAGTGAAGAAGGGCGGTTTTCCTGTCTTTATTACCGTGAAGAAGGGCTTGTTCTCTGATATGTACCGTGACCTTTGTGACATCGGAAGCCCAGAACTGCGACCCTTTATCTGGAGTGCAGATGACACCGAGCACTCAGCCGATGTTACCGACAAGAATGGCAATGTGGTCTATAAGCGTCCGAGCGATAAGGAGCAGAAGCGCGTTGTTGACTATATCAATAAATACGGAAAGTTACCCCCTGAGTACGACTATATCATCACTACCTATGACAGTTTCAAGGGAGGTACGATGGTGTATGAGGAAGGTGAGAAGAAGGCCCGCAATTTTGGTAAGAAGCAGCCTACGACGGGAGCCTATAACTCGCAGGCTAAGCGTGATGCCTTAGAAGTACTTTCGCAGAACAGTTATGTGATTATGGACGAGAGCCATAACGCAGGCGGTGAGGGTAGTGCAGTCAGCGGTTATCTGCAATATATCACTACGAAGGCCAAAGGCGTGACTTTCCTTTCAGCCACCTTCGCCAAGCGTCCGGGCAATATGCCCATCTATTCGCTGAAGACTGCCATCAGCAAGGCAGGAGTGAAGATTGGTGAGTTGATTGATGCCGTGAAGCAAGGCGGTGCTACGTTCCAAGAGATTATGTCGAAAGCCCTGACAGAAGCAGGTCAGATGATACGCCGCGAGCGCGATATGACTGGCGTTACCATCGACTGGAAAGGTATCGAAGATGAGGCTGTGATTGAAAAGCAGCGGCAGCAGTATGATACCATTATCGGGCTGTTTAATGACATCATCGACTTCCAGCGTAGGTATGTTGACCCCATCGTCAATAAGAAGAATGACGAAGCCGCTGACGAGCAGGGCGAGGTAGACCATACCCCTGGCACGAGAGACATGGGTATCAACAACACCCCATTCGCCAGCCGTACCTATAATATGGTGCAGCAGGTACTTCTCTCTCTGAAAGCCGAAGAGACAGCCAAGCGAGCCATTGAGCACTTGAAGCAAGGTCATAAGCCAGTGATTGCTCTTGCTAATACCAACGAGGGTGCAGCCGATGAAGTTGCGACGGGGTCGCAACATACAGAACAGGAAGGAATGGAAATGCCCGACCTGAGTGTGAACTTGAAGAAAGGTTTGCAAGGTACGCTCCGTATTACCAAGAAAGACGCTTTTGGTAACAGTACCAACGAAATGATACCCTTCGACGAGTTGAGCGAGGAAGGACGTGCAAGGTATCAGGAAATCATGGATGCCATTGAGAATGCCTCTTCTGGTTTGAGCCTCAGCCCGATTGACGTTATCAAGAACGAGTTGAAGAAAGCAGGGTATAAGGTGGGCGAGTTGACAGGCAGAAAGCAGGAGTTTGTCTATAATGAGGACGGCACCGTCAAGCGCGTGAAGCGTCAGGACAGTGACAAGAAGAAGGTTGCCGCTGACTTCAACAACGGCAAGTTGGACGCCTTGATACTGAATAAGAGTGCAGGTACGGGTATTTCGCTGCATGCTTCAAGCAAGTTTGACGACCAGCGTCAGAGGGTGATGATTGTCGCCCAGGCACAAGGCGATGTGAACGACGAGGTGCAGATACGTGGCCGTATCGACCGCACGGGGCAGGTGTTGCGAGGTATGTATGAGTATGTGGTAAGTCAGATACCGAGTGAGCAGCGTCTTCTGATGATGCTGAAAGCCAAGTTACGCTCGCTGGATGCCAATACCACCAGTTCGCAGAAGTCGAAGTTCAACGAAATGCAGGTGCAGGACATCATCAACAAGTATGGTGATGACATCGTGACACAGTATTTGGCAGAGCACACCGACCTTGCCGCGAAGATGGTTGACCCGCTGAAATGGGGAGAGGGCTTTGAGACGATGCCTGCTGAGACGCTTATTGCCAATGCTAAGAAAGAGGGAGAGGCAGGTAAGACTGCCAGCAAGGTATTGGGAAGAATGGCCCTGTTGAAGGTAGCCGAGCAGGAGAAGATGCTCGCCGAAATCGGCGACCTGTATCAAGCCGAGATAGACCGTCTGAACGAAATGGGCGAGAATGACTTGGAGATTACCGAAATGCCTTTGAGAGCCAAGACCCTTGGTAAGAAAGTATGGGAAGAGGGTGTTGAGCCGGGTGGCAAGAATCCGTTTGCCGACAACTCCTACGTGGAGGAAGTGGAAATGGATATTTTGAAGAAGCCCATGAAGGCAGAAGAGGTGAAGAAGAGTCAGGCCAGGCTCCTTGGTGTTCCTGCTGGAGAACCAGCAGGCACGGTGGCATGGGAGAACTATAAGCGCGGAGTGATGGAAAGGCTGGACGCTTGGGAGGCCGAGAAGAAGAAGGATGCCACCGACACCATTACAGCCAGAGCCGAGAAGAAAGCGCAGGCCGAGAAAGAGAAGTATATCAAGGGTGCTAAGAAGGCGCAGGAGAAGAACCAGATGACCGATGCTGAGATAGAGAAGAACGGTCAGTATCAGTACGACCATTTCTATAAGGAGGAAATGGAGAAACTGCAAGCCGCTCTGGATGCCGTTGACAAGCAGAAGCAAGCCTTTGTGGATGCCTTGGAAACCTTCACAACCGATGGAGTGTATGCGCTGCCTACCGACATCTACGACTTAGGGCAGTTGAGTTTTGAGCCTTCATTTGGTAAGGTGATAGACATCAAGATAAGCGATAACTTCTCTACCGCCGCCAGCACGATTTCCTTTGCCACCTTGGACGGGCGCAGGAAGATAACCATTCCTATCAGTGGTATGGTGAAACAAAGCAATGGCGAGAAGAAAGACATCAAGCCTATTATTGTTCAGCAGACGGCACAAGCAAGGAGCGGATTCTTTGGCAGTAATGTGGCCAATATGCTGAAAGTACTGGAGCAGAATGTAGATAATTGGGATAAGTTGACATCTACCGCCACAAGGAAGAAAGGCTATATCATCACCGGCAATCTGCTGAAAGCATTGACTTCACTACAGAAGCAGGGAGCAGGCGGCAAGCTGATTTCTTATACCACCGACACGGGCGAGATTCGCCAAGGTGTGTTGATGGGCGACCGCTTTGACCCCGGCGCATTGACAAGCCAGAATCCTATTTCTTCTGCAAAGGCAGACCTTGACGATTATTTCAAGAACAGGAAGATAACCTCTGCTGACGGTGACGTGACTATTAAGAGCGAAGGTTATGGCAGCTGGGGGTACTACACCCTTAAAGTGCCCAAATCGAAGAAGAAGGGCGAGAAGTACTTTAACGACAAGACACTTCTCAGTCTGATGGAAGGTCAGTTTGAGGGCAGTTCAGCCCTGAAAGCCGACTTCAAGAAAGAGAATCTTGATAAGGTGTTGAAGAGGCTGGATGAGTTAGGCGTTACCGTGCAGTCGAAGAAAGAAGATACTAATAATTCTGAAAGTTCGTTAAGCAGGAACGCTGAGACAAACGATTCTGATGGAAAAGCAGTACCTTTGGAGCGCAGAACACTAAAGTCCTACACCGATAAAGATGGAAATCACCACAGAGGAATTGAAGAAGAGATTGCCGAACTGGAATCCGACATCTCCCGAACAGGAGCAGGGGATGTTAGAGTTAGCGAAGGAAGCCCGGAAGTACATACTTCGTCCCGACCCCGTGATGGACGACGAATAAACGAGCTTCGCCGTCAAGCATCCCGCTTGCGTGCAGAGGTAGCACGCCGCACCCAGAAAAAGCAGGAACTTCGCAGGAAGTACAATATCGACGAGAAAGGTAATATTGGATTGGACGACCTTTCCCGTATGTTCCACGACTTGAACAGCAGCAAGATACTTGGCAAGTTGTTTGACAAGGTTGTGACGGTACTAAAGAACCTTGGCGTTGATTTCCGCTTCACCGATAGCTTAGAGGCCAAGGTTGGTGGCAGGGCAACAGCCTTTATCAATGTCACCTTCTATAACTGGGATGCTCAGCTGAGAGACCTTGACAACCAAGAGAAGGCAAGGATATTGCTGCATGAAATGATTCACAATGTCAGTTCGCATATACTCTTCCGCTATAAGAATCCTTCGCTTGGTAAGTTGACTGCCGCACAAGAAAAGCTTGCCAAAGAGATTATCGACATTTACAACTTTGTGAAGAGCAAAGACCCGAAGCGTGCCAACGGCAAGGACTTTTACGGACTTGAAGACGAGCACGAAATGGTTGCCGAACTTGCCAATCCTGAGTTTAGGGAAATGCTCAGCAAGATTCCCTACAAAGAAGGCCAGAGTGTATGGCAGCGTTTGAAGGACTGGTTCAGAAAGTTGTTCGGACTACCTGCGGGAAATACAGCCCTTGACAGTCTGAGCCGTACCCTTGACAATATCCTTGAAGGGTACGACGAGCGTGAGAACAAGACATATCGTGGCCAGAAGGCCGGTTGGGAGCGTGAGATGCGTAAAGCAGGCTATAAGGGCGACTATGTAGACTTCTGGGAAGACATGCAGGGCGGTAGCGGTATTCCATCCATCGTAGAAGACCCCTCAGAGATAGCACGTCTGGATAGAGAACCAACCGAAAGAGGTTATCGTACCGTGGTACAGAACGAGGACGGCACCTTTGGTAGTCCGATGGCCAACAAGCTTGGCAGGTCTGGTCAGAAGAGCAAGCCCACCTCACCCTACAAGATGGGGCAGTGGGAACGTAGCGAAGAGAATCCGCATCTGGCCAACGACAAGGGCAAGATAGACCTTATCAAGCCAGACGGCCTTGGCACGGTGGGCAGTGTGGACTACAATCCCTATATCCATATCCGCGAGAACAAACTGAACAAGCAGTTCAGGAACGCTTGGGAACGTCCTAACCTTGTATATATAGAGGTGGAATACCCCAAGAGCGAAATGACCAGTGGCTATCGTGCGGAGAAAGCCGCCAAGACCGTAGGCCGTCATAAGTGGCCAGGTGGTGACCTGATACTGAGCCGTTGGGATAAGCCTGTGCGGGTAGTGCCTTGGGAAGAGGTTGCAGACACTTGGGAGAAAGAGTTTAAGAAACGCGGTGTAGAGTTTGACATTGTTTCACCGCATTTGTTGCCTATCCTTGCTGAGCGAGGCGTCAAGATACTGCCTCCGCACAAGAACATGGGTGAAGAGTGTAATGCAGCCTACGAACGCTTCAAGAAAGAGCAGGAGAACATCGACCCGCTGGAGGCCATCAGACGCTCTGCAAGACAGTTCCGTAGGCAGCAGGTGATGGATAGCGACCCGATGGAAGCTATTAGACGCGCTGCTGATGCTTTCCACAAGGATAGCAATGTTAATAACTCGAATAACCCTGTTGTCCATTCCGAGAAGGCTGTCTATGACGAGCGTCTGAATCGGGTTGAGACTGTGTTTACAGAGGCTTATCAGGATAGCATGATTGCGCTGAAAACGGCACAGAACGCTATCGCCCATGACAAGGCTATTCCCGACAGTCAGAATGCTTATATGGCTGAGAACCTGATGCACGGCAAGAACAAGAACGAGATGGACTTGTTTAACAAGATGTTCCGTGATCCGCTGATAGCGACCATCAACAAGATAATGGATGCGACGGGCATGAATTGGGGAGACGTGGATAGATACGTCTATACCAAGAGCGGCTTGGAGCGTAATCGGGAGTTCTTTGTCCGTGACTGGTTAGAGCGGGAGCGCAGGAAGAGTATCAAGAGCTACGATGAACTTCATCCTGTGGCACAAGGCATCTATGACTGGATGGCTAATAGGATAGAGACGGACTTTGAGGATGGTGTCATAGGCACTGAGGAAGAAAAACAGGAGAAACTGGAGCAGGCTATTCAGAAAGCCCATCAACAGTGGTTGGATGACATAGAAAGAGAATGGAATGAGCAGAAATCTTCTTTGTATGCAGACTTAATGAATGAAGCAATCACCTTTGCCGACTATCTTGGAGAACTGACCAACTTTATTCTTGACAATATAGATGGAGAGTATAATCCTTCGGAGAATGACTACAGTGGATTCAGAGCCATGTATGGTGACGAGAATGGAAAGTTTGACGAGGATGAGATTATCGCAGAGCTGATGAATACGGAGGATGCTATTGATGGTACACCCGATGGAGAACCATCGGGCACAGTGGCTTTGCTGTGGGAGCAGATTAATGCTGCCACCCGCTATGGGCTGGAGCGTTATCGTGAAGCAGGTATGCGGAGCGACGAGCAGATAGACCGGGTGGAACAGATGTTCCATTGGTATGTGCCTATGCGTGGTTTCAAGGAAGACAAGGGTGAGGATATGTATCAGTATTTCACGGGTAAGGATAAGGATAAGAACTATGTCGGAGGTTTGTTGAAGCATGCCAAGGGACGTGGTAGTGAGGCTAACTATCCTATCTCTACTATCTTTGCCATGACGTATAAGGCTATTTCTGACTGCAATCAGAACCTTGTGAATCAGAAGTTGTATCGGTTGTGTCAGGCCAATCCGAATGACTTGGTGGTGCTGAGTGACAGTTGGGCAAGGCTAAATGAGCAGACGGGCGAATGGGAAGAAGTCGCTCCCGAAATCGGTGACGATATGGACGAAGAAGAGATTAGGGAGGCTACCCTTGCTTTTGAAGAAGAAATGCGGCAGTTGGCTATGGAGAACAGGGCAATTAAGATTAAGGGAAAGGAGCACTTTGACTATAAGCCGATTGACAAGAAAAAGAAGTCGGAGCATATAGTGGACGTGCGCATCAACGGCCAGCAGAAGCGGATGATTGTTGTAGGCAATCCGAGAATGGCGCAGGCTTTGAATGGGCAGTTGCGGTTTGAGCATGGCAGAAACGTATTCTCCAAGTGGAATGCGTCCATCAAGAACTTCATGGCTTCTGTGTTCACCTCTTATTCTCCTACGTTTGCTCTGAGAAATATGTTCCGTGACTGGACTCATTTCAGGACTATGCTCGTAGTGAGAGAAGGACATGGCTATGCCCAGCAGGCCAACAAGTATTATAGGCAGTCGCTGTTCAAGATGGTGGGTCTGTTCAAGAAATACCGTGAGGGAAGGCTTGATGAAAACATTGAAATGGAGCGTGACTTCAAGGATTTCATGGACAACGGCGGTATCACCGGCTTTGTGTTCATGCAGAAGTTGGATGATATACAAAAAGACATGGAGAATATCTATAAGAAGCAGAAGGCAGGCAAACCCATCCGTCTGAACAACAACCTTTGGGAGAAGATACTTGGTGCTGTTGAGGCTCTGAATGAAGGAATTGAGAACAATGCCCGATTTGCCACCTACAGAGCCAGCAGACACTATGCCGGACGTACCAAGGCACGCTCTGCCTATGATGCCAAAGAGATTACCGTGAACTTCAATAGAAAGGGAGCGGGCAGTAAGACCTACGGCTTCAAGAGTCAGAGCAAGAAGGTGGAGGATGCTGCCAAGGCATTTGGTGTGACCTCTCAGGTGTTGGGAGAGGGTAGAATCTTCTTCAATGCCACTGTGCAGGCTATCGCCACTACCTTTAAGAATTTCCAGAATGCCGATGGCAGTCTGAACAAGCCCTATATTGCCAGATGGGCAGGCAAGTATGCTTTGCCTCCGTTTATGTTTGGACTTGCGTTGCCTCTGATTAACAAAGCCCTCGCGTTAACGCTCGGGAGTGGTGGCGATGGCGATGACCCATACGCTAACCTGCCAGAGTGGACGAGAAGAAGAAACCTTTGCTTCTATATCGGGCACGGGAACTTCATTACCATTCCTGTCGGTCAGGAGTTGGCAGCATTCCTTACCTTGGGTGATATTGCAGCAGGTAATACATACGCGCCCGACTTGAAGCCAGTGGATAAGAGTTGGGATGACGAGATAGTAGGAGTGATGAACACCTTCTCTCCTGTGGATATATCGACCAAGATTACCAAGGGTGGACTGATGGAAGACCCGATAAGTGAGGTGACAGGACGGACGTTCTCTGTGTTGGCTCCATTGGTAGCCGTAGAGCAGAACCTTGCCTGGACGGGCAGACCCATCTATCGTGAAGACAGATTCGGTAATGACCAATACACGCCGGAGTATCAGATGGTATATTCGGGAACCAACCCCGTGCTGGTGAACGCCACGAAGATTCTTCATGAACTTGGCGGCGGTGATGATATTGTACGTGGCAAGATGGAGGTGAACCCCGCTATCATCCAATATCTGTGGGAGCAGTACACGGGAGGCCCTGGAAAGGTCTTTTCTAACACTATCTCCATCGGCAAGGATGCCAAGGATATACTTTCGGGTAATGAGAGTGAGTTTAATGTCCGCAAGGTAGAGGGACTGAAAGCCTTCGTGCAGCAGGGTGATGACCGAACCGAGTACTACCGTGCCAATGCCAAGTACAGGAAGTATAAGGAGGATGCCGAGAGACTGTATGATGCCGTAAAAGGCTATGAAGGCGGTGCTGCAGAGAATCCCGAATATGTCTTGAAGCTGGAGCAGATAAGCAAGGGGGAGGCCTTTGTGAGGATGCAGATAGTCAGGGAAGCTGACAAGCAACTCTCGCAGATTAACAAGGCCGCAAATAAGGCAGATGGTGCAGAACGGAAGGAGTTACGGAGGTTATATAATGAGCAGGTGAAGGCCGTGGTGGATATGCTGGATAGTGTGGGAGAATAAACCATGCGGAAAACCGCAGGGCACAGTGGCAAAAAAGAGGGAGGGCTTATTGCTCTTCCTCTTTTGGTATGGTGATGATTTGGCGGGGCTTGACTTCCTCGTATGGGGTGTAAGTGCCGCTATCGGGAAGGGTGATGCGGGTACGGACGAGGGCTTGGAGGTTTTCGCGGTCTTGCTGGCGGTTGATATTGATGTTGATGTTCGACTCCTTGATGATACCCAGCTTGACAGCCTCCATATAGAGCTGTACCCACTTGACGGGAGCACCCTCACGGATGAGCGTCATCGTTTCCTCGAAGTTCTGGAAATTGTCGTCAGCCCATTGGCTCATGCGATCCTGTACGGTCTTGGCCAGGGCATTGGCAGCCTTGGACTTCTCGCGGCGTGATGGTACTCCTGCGTCTCTCATATTACCATTCTATTTTGATGAAAACCTGTTCTTTGTTCTTGATGGCCTTCTCTATCATGCCGTTCACCTTGTTTGTCCAATAGCGGGAGTTGGTGACAGTCCCTACTTCCGTATTGCGGCCGCAGAGGATGCAGCCTTCGGTGTCCTTGGCGCGGTTGCCAGCATGGATGCGGACGCCCTCGAAGGCAGGCACGTCTTTCAGCAGGGGCAGCATCTTCTTGAAGCGCGGTGAGTAGGTCCACAGCACTTCATAGACACCTACCGGGATGGCGGTCTCTCCTTTTATCTTGCGGGCTTTGTTGTCTTCGAGGGTGCGCCAGATGGCGAGGCCGCGGTCGGTATCTTCCAAGGTTTCGCAGATGCGCTCGCCGTTGACGGAGAGGATGCCGATGGAGTAGCCCTTTTTGAGGTATTTGCGGTGTAGTCTTATCTCCATAGTCAGTTATCGTCTTTGTCGAGGATGGTGTTACCCGACGGAGAACCGTCGGGAATGGTGGCTGTTCGTTCCTCCTGCCATTTCTTTACGAAGTCGAAGCGTTCGATGAATTTTACGCTGAGGACGTAGTAAAGGAGGTCAACGAATTTATACCATGCCGTGCCTGGGCGTAGGATATTGAGCCAGTTGCGGCAGATGTTGGTGCCGAAGATGTAGATGGCTACATAGCAGAGGATTTTGACTACGGCGATGGCCTGCGACTCCTCGTCCATGAAGTGACCGATGATGAAGAAGGAGGCTGCTGTGACAAAGAAGATAGCGCAATAGGCAAAGAACCATAACGCTTTCTTAGTACTCCAGCCTTCTTTGTTGACGATGGCTGCTATGAGTCCGAACATGAAGTTGATGGCGAAAAGAAGCACCATTGCGTACATGAAATTCTGGATCGGACTAAGGAGCGTGAACAATGCCCCTACTACCATGATGATGTATGTTTTGATTTCTCCCATGATGATTTTTTTAGCCCGAAGCTGACGCTTCGGGAACGGTGGCTAAAAGGGTTTGAAGGGTTTACTGATGCGGTTGGGCTTTGACATGTTGGCAAGTTTCTTGACCTCGAACTGAGACTCCAGCTTTTGCTTTTCCATGTCGAGGGTTACAGGGTCTTTGGAGGTGAAACGCATCTTGCAGAAGTCGTAGAGGGTGGAGGCTACCACGTATTCGTGCACCTTGTCACAGAGCTGTTGGTAGGTGGTATCGTCGTACCATTCTGGCATAAGCAGTGTAATGTCGATTTCGTCCTTGTCCTTGATGGAGTTCATGGCCGTTTCGCGGAACTTCTCCAGGACGAATGCCGACATGGTGGTTTTGGCTTCTCCGATGTGCGCGTCTATCCAGCGGTAGAACATCTGCTGGTATTTGGTGGTGGCATTGGTGATGGAGTCGTCGGTAGTGCCGTCGGGAGCCTTGCGGGCATCGGCAATCATGGATAGCTGGGTGTCGATGTCGAAGAATATCTGGTCGCGGCGAATGAACAGATGACGCTCGAACTTGGGCGATTTGATGCCGTATTGGCGGTCGCTACCGCTGGCAGGTCGGTTGTGGTAGGGCCAGTTGTCATCAGGTTCAGGGCGGCTGATGCTGAAAGGGCGGAAGCCTTTTTCTTGGTGTCTTATATCCATATACCTTATTATATATAGGGCTGCAATAATATTGCAGCATACGGGACGTTAGGTGTGGTCGGTGATGTAGACGTGAACAGTGCGCGTGAGGTCTGGATTGTGGCGAGAGTACAGTTCGATGTAGGTGTGGCCGCGCTGCCTTCCTCCTATTACAAAGCCTTCCTCCGAGCGGCCTGTATCAATGAGGTTTCTGTCCTCTACACGGCACTCGATGTCATCTACTGCACCGTCGGAGATTTCGTAGGTGACGGTAGCCTCTTCTCCAATTTCCAATTCGATGGCGGAGCCGGTGGTACGAAGATAGGTAGTGTAAGGTACGGTAGGGACTGTTGGTGCGGTTTTGTTGAAGCATCGTCTGATTGCGGCAAGGTCTCGCTCCACGAACTGCGCATAAAGGGCAGACTGCTTCTCGTTGATGGGTTTCCACCAATCCATGAGCATTGCTTCCTCGATGTACTTGGAAGACAGCTTTGCCAATGTGTCGGTATAGCCCTTGTTGAATCGGTCTGACACGACAAGACGGATGAGAATCTTGCCGTTTACGTCATCCATGTCGATGATGTTGTCGCCCGTGGACTGCCCTGCTGACGAAAGGTAGTCGGCGAAATGTGTCAGCAGTTGGGCAAGGTTGGTTGCCAGTCCGCGTTGCAGCAGACGCTCCTGATACTGCTCGTTGCCGGCTTGCTCATGGTAGGCCAGTGTGATAGCCTTTTCGTTGGCGGCTTTCTCAACCTGTCCGCGAAGAAAGGTCTCGTTCTTCACAGCTTCAATGATGACTGACTTGACGAGTGTGAGTGTGATGCCTTGATTCATTGGAGATGAGTGTTAGTTGGTTACGTTGCCTGTTACGTCGTTATAGCTTTCCATCGAGGTTTCTGGAGGAGTCTTGGATAGTGTCTTGCGAACCATCTCCAGCGACTCCTGCGCAAACTGGTAGTAGTCCTTGGCAAGAGCGGTCTTTATGCTCTGCCACCATGAGTAGAGCATCATATTGATGATATACTCCTGTGCGAGCGTTGAGATGGTGGTGGCAAAGGCGTCGTGAAAGCGTGAGCCTACAGGGATAACGATGTTGAAGTTTCCGTCGGAGGTGTCTGATGTCAGCGTGTCTGATACAGCCACGTTGCCGCTACCGGGGTCTACATATTCAGCCATGTTAGCCTCAAACTTTCCTACAGCCCCTTTCATGGTGCGGTAGAGCTTGACTTCGTGGTAGGGGTCATCGCCAGCCTGCTCGTTGTAGGCAAGTGCCGCATTCTTCACCATGTCGGTCGACTTGTCTATCTGTCCCGTGATATAGGTGTCGGCCTTTACGGCTTTCTTGATGTCGCCACCGTTGAGCGTTAATGTGAGAGTTGCCATAATATTTACTATTTTACGATTTACTATTTACGATTTTATTTACGATTTAGCTGACGGAGCCAGTAGGGTCAGTGAAAGCTGTTGATGCGACGGGTGACTTCTTTGAGTAGACGTAAGCGACAAGAGACTGCATCCGCTGTTGTGCGTCACGGTGGTACTTTTGGGCCAGGTCGGGATACAGCATGGATAGGTATTCACCTACAGAGTTAAGCGTGATGTAGCTTTCGGCCATTGCTTGTGTGCGAATCTCAAAGTCTTCGTCGCCCCGGGTGTTCTGAATGGTAATGGCAATGGTATTGCCATATACGGAACTGGTGATGAACTGTTTCAATACCGATTCAATGTCCTGAACAGAAGCGTTGATGTACTGCGTGAGGATTTGCGTGTCTTCGGCAGACGAGAGGGTGATGTCCGAGAACATGTTTTTCCCGTCTTTGGAGTAGAGCCGCTTGCCGATGGTAGACAGGTGACGCTTGATGGCCGATATAAGAGTAGTGATGGTGAATGTCATGCTGCTTGTAACATTTGTTGTGCGTTATTAACCTGCTGCTGATTGACACCCTGCGCCATGAGTTCCTGCTGCATGGCCACCTGCTGTGCCTCGTCGCGCTGGATGATTTGCAGGAGTTCGTCGGCATACGGCAGATTGACCACTTCGAGGTACTGCTTGACGTTGATAGCCTGCATCTGCAGAAGCTGTAAGGCGGTGTCGTTGATGTAGGTACGATAGGCAGCGGTGGCGGCAGACTCCTTGATAGTGACCTCAAAGTCCACGTCACGGGCTGAGAGATTGTCGTACTCGTAGAAGATGGTATGGTCGCGCGATACAACGAGGTCGGAATGACGGTAGTACTGCTTGATCATCATGCACTTCTTCTGTGCAATCGACTCCATGAACGATGTGAAGTCCTGGAGGATGGATGCAAGGGAAGTGGTAGCGTTCTGTGTCTCTTGGGCGTAGCGGGCAGCGGAGGTGCCGGCAGAGGGAGTCTTGCCTTGGAGTGCCCCAGAGACGTTGGTAATGTCGCGGGCAAGGTTAAGCTCCATCTGCAGGAGTTCCTGCGTACCGATTTGTACGGCTCCCGATGTGATAATCTCAGGACGGAGCGCGGGATTGACCTTATCCGTCTCAAAGAATAGTAATCCGTCGTATTCGGTAATCTCTTCGGCAATATCCTCCTTCGACATGCCATCGGGGATATTGCCAATGGGGAAAATCATGAGACCCTTTGCAGCCGAACGAGCCGCCATGTCGTGCATAATGATAAGGCGGTTGATGTAACGCTGCTGGTCGATGATATTACCCATGAAGGGGTGTATCTCCGAGTTGACGTATGGATAGAGTTTGACGGAGAAGGGGTGTGTCTTTGATTCGTAGGGTGTTTCCCCTTCGGCAAGCACAGTGCCATCGGGAGCAAGGTAGGTGTAGTACCAATACAAATCCTCTTTCAGTTTGTATTCTATCAGTGCCCATTCCTCTTCGGGCACACCTATTTCCCTGTACTGACGGATGCGTTCTTGGTTGATTTGCTGAATGCGCCAGAGGTCTTTCACCTCGATGCGGTATTCTATATCGTCGGCCTTGGTGGCCAATGGGTCGTAACACTGATAGCGGGTTTTGCTTTCCTGCGTCCATACCTCGATGAGGCGGTACTGGTCGTTACTTGCAGCCTTGTCGAAGGAGAGCGTGGAGAGGCTTTCGCGCTCGTTCTGCTGGTAGCCGGAATATGCCGATGGGTAATTATCGTCGTTGATACCAAACACCTCATTGATTTCATCCACCGTCCAGCCATAATCAGGATTGCAGAACTTAGAGTAGAGTTCACCAGCTGTAGCGTCATGAAGCACACCAATCATGCGAAGGTCGGACATGCGCGGGTCGGTGCCTGCCTCCCAGAAACAGTGGTTTACGTTGGGAAAGTCCGTCCAAGCCACACGTCGGCCCATCTTTTCCTCATACGTCTCACGGCTGACGGCTATACCGCCAATGGTAAAATCCTCGAAGGCTGTCTTTAAAGCATCGAGCATCTTTGTTTTCTGCCAGTTCTGCTGGATTGTGGCCGACATCATATCCGAGAGCCATTGAGAATCCTTGCGCATGGCAAAGCAGTTTGGTTCGCCAGCCTGTTTGGTATAGAGACCCACGACAGAGCCGAGGATGCTTATCATGATATTGTTCTGCAGGGGGACGTTGCCCTTGCGCTGGATATATTCCCGCTCTGTGATACGTCCGTGGCGGTAGTGGATAATATCGCCCCACTGGTCTCCATAGACGTATTCCTTCACCCTTTCGCGGACGCGGCGCGTTTCATCGAGGTTGTTCCAAGCCTGCTGACAGCGTAGGACCAGGTCGTAGTCGTTGCGGCGTCGAAACCGAAGGGCAATGCCATCGGCACTTCGGCTGTGGCGTCTCTTTACGGAGTCGTGGATGCGTCCTGTTGCTTGTGATAGGGTTCGTATTCGAGCCATAACGATTTCTGTTTTATGAGCGCAAAAGTAGGGAAACAGAGGCGTTTATCTTCCGTGTTTTAACATGCGGCCAGAGATTAACAAATATTAACTACCATTTTTCTGTGTGTTGTTAAAACACGGAAGGGGAAGGGCGAATAATTCAGATATTTGCGCCATAAATCTATCATTATGGCAGAAGTAACAAAGAAGAACAAAGCGCAGATACCAACGGGAGATGCCGCTGGCACTACTGCAGAAGGCACTGGCACACCTGCAGCACGCCCAAACAGAGATCGCTATGCCGCCATGTTCGGCGAGGACAATCCCGATGTGGACTTTGAGGACAAGGAGGCGAGATATGGCCGTTTGGCTGATGAGCGTGAGCGTTATCGCAGTCTCCGTAAGTCAGGCAGCAATCTCTCTCAGGCCCTCGACAAGAACCGCTGGATAGCCGCCATGTTCCAAGACTTGGCCGAGCATCCCGACAAGAACCCGCTGGTATGGCTGACAGAGAACGGCATCGACATCAAGGCCGCACTCGATGACCCCGAAGTGATGGCACAGGTAGACGAGAAGTTCAAGACGTGGCAGCAGAAGCAGGTTGACGGTGAGGCCGCAGAGCAGGCACAGGATGCCGCTATCGACGAGAGTCTGAATGCGCTGGCAGGAGTTCAGAAGGAGTTCGGACTGAGTGACGAGCAGATGAATCGCATGTGGGAGCATTTCTGGGATAACGTCTTTGCTCCAGCCTTTGAAGGCAAAGTATCGAAGGACACATGGGTAGCCCTGATGCACGCCATGAACTACGACACCGACATGCAGAACGCTCGCGAGGAAGCCGCCATGCAAGCCCGCAACGAGAAGCATGCCAACAGGCTAAAGACCTTCGACGACGGACAGACCCCTCCGCCCTCGTTCTCGCAGGGCAGTAGCCGTCCGGCACCGAAACGTG